GCTTCGTGTTAAACAAACATCAGAAGTTTTCACGCCAACGGAACTGGTGCAAGAAATGTTGGATGAACTAGATCAAGAACTATTCAAGGATATATCCAAGAAGTTCCTAGACCCATCTTCTGGTGATGGACAGTTCCTAAGTGAAGTAGTAATTAGAAAAATGGAATTAAGTGGTTGTACATTGGAACATGCACTATCAACTACATACGGTGTAGAGTTGATGGAAGATAACGTAAAACTTTGTAAGGAGAGATTGGCAGGGCCGAACCCAACAAAGGAAATATTGGCAATATTGGACAATAACATAGTATGTGCTGACTCACTCAAATATCATTACAGGTTCGATGGCACACCACCTTATAGTACGGATCTAGAATTAAAATCAAATGAGTTCTTTTCTTTTTAAAAATAACTTCAAAATTATTAGGATATACGAAATATATTTCGTATATTTAGTGAAACGATAAAACTTTTTCTATGTCCCAACTCACAGGTACAACAATTAGTGCCAGTAATTTATTAGCCAATTCCATTGTTACTGCCAGTGGCTCGAGTACAGGTATTGGTATACCGCGGTACCGCGAAGTACCACCTAAACCTATTTTTATTTTCGGTGTACCTTCCGGCACACCCCACGTCGAGGTGGATAAGATTACAAATAAATTATTCGAAAGATTAACAGACTACCATGTATTGGTAATAGTAAATGCACACATTGGATACACAGCTAAAGTATATTCGGTATCAGGTGATTTTATACATGATTTAGATGATATAAAAAATTACATAAAATCGAAACTTTAACACGTTTTAACATTATGTTTTCCATATTTTCCTATATATATATAAACACCGCGAGTAGGAAAAGACTCGTAAATAAAACCATAAAAACTAAATATTAATTTTTAAATTCAAACACAATGGCAATTGACATTAATGCAATCCGTGGTAGACTGAACAAGCTACAAAACACACAAAGAAAATCTGATCTTCAATGGAAACCGACTCCTGGTAAACATCAATTGAGAATCGTACCTTACAAATATGACAAGGATAATCCTTTCATAGAATTATTTTTCCACTACAACGTAAACAACAAAACCTATCTGTCCCCAAGTTCATTTGGTAGACCTGATCCAATTGTGGAATTCGCCGAAAAACTGAAAAGAATGGGTGATAAAGAAGATTGGAAATCTGCAAAACAAATGGAGCCAAAACTTCGTACATTCGTTCCAGTATTGGTTCGTGGTGAAGAGGATCAAGGAGTAAAGTTTTGGGGATTTGGTAAAACTGTATATCAAGAAATTCTTGGTTACATTGCTGATCCTGATTACGGTGATATCACTGACCCGATTGCTGGTAGAGATATTTCGGTAGAGTATATTTCTGCAGAAGATGCAGGTGCATCTTACCCTAAGACAATTGTCAGGGTTAAACCCAACAAGACACCATTACATGATGATGTTGAAAAGGCAAAATCATTTATAAGTAATCAAGTTGAGGTTACGGAAATGTATTCGGAATTATCCTATGATGAACTTAACACCGTACTACAAGGGTGGCTGAATCCGGATGGTGATGGTGATACTACAAAATCGGTTACACAGGAAAATTTATCACCCAAACCGGTAACTGAACAAAGTGCACCATCGAGTACCCGATCACATCCAGTTGAAACCGAAACCTCAAACTCTAAACCGAGTGAAGTGGGTGCAGCATTTGATGCACTGTTCAAGAATAACTAAACCCCAGAAACATAATGGCAAAGAAAAAAGTGAGTAAACCAACTCCTGAGCTTGCCGATATTCTGGCTGATGAACTCAACAAATTTGATAAGACACAAAAAGTAGCATACTTTTTAGACCAACACGATTCCCCAACCGAAATAGATGGTTGGGTATCGTTTGGTAATGATGTTTTGGATTTAGTTGTTTCAAACAGGCCGAATGCTGGAGCTCCAATTGGGAGAATTATAGAAGTTACCGGGATGGAACAATCTGGTAAGTCCTTATTATCGGCACATTTACTAAAATCAACTCAACAGGCAGGCGGTGTAGCTGTGATGATTGATACGGAAAATGCGGTTAGTTTCGAATTCTTGGAAGCAATCGGAGTAGATATAAGTAAGATGATATATGTTCAAGCGGATTCGGTAGAATCGGTATTTGAACTAATGGAAGTTGTCATCGTCAAGATGCGAGAACATGGGAGTGATGTTCCAATGACCATAGTTGTTGATTCCGTGGCAGCCGCGAGTACCAAAGTGGAACTTGCCGCAGATTATGACCAAGCGGGATATGCGACTCAAAAGGCGATTATCATTTCCAAGGCAATGCGAAAGATTACCAATATGATTGGTAGACAAAAAATTCTCGTATCCTTTACGAATCAGTTAAGAATCAACTTAGCTGCAATGGCGTTCGGTGATCCCTACACCACAAGTGGCGGAAAGGCATTACAATTTCATGCATCTGTTCGTTTACGTTTAAAACCAAAAGGACAGATTAAACAAGGTGATAGAATTGTAGGAATGAAAGTACAATGTCAGGTCGTAAAAAACAGGCTCGGCCCACCAAAAAGAACAATGGAATTCGATATTTTCTTTGATAGGGGTATTGATAACTTTGGTTCATGGTTAAAGGTTCTTACAGAGGCCAAGGCCATCAAAAAAGGTGGGGCTGGCTGGTATACAGCTATAAATCTAACGACTGGTGAGGAATTCAAATTCCAGGCCAAGGATTTCGAGGGTATATTAAAAAATAACGATGATTTAAGACAACAGTTATATTCAGCTCTTTGTGAGGAAATGGTCATGAAGTATCAACAAGTGGATACATCCGATCCGGATAGCTTAACATTCACGGATTCAGAAGTAGATGAATCCGATAGAGTAGTTGAAGAAAATTAAAAATTAAATAAAGGTTATAATATATTTACAAGATGGTGTACATATACGTACCATCCAAAGTAAAGGACAATTACAATTAATTAATTGTCTTATAGATATTGGGTATATATTTAAAACAATATGGCAATATGATTGGGAAACTAATCAACAATATGAACTTAAAAAATTAATACAATTTATAAATGAAACAGTTACATAAAGATATTTTAGAATCAATAAAAACTCAGCCCGTCCGCCCGAGTACACGTAATGGTCGTGTACTTATAGTGGACGGGCTGTGACTGAACACCTTTATTCGATGTTGGTCAAGTATACCAACTATGAACGAAGATGGTGAACACGTTGCTGGTGTTACTGGTGTATTAAAATCAATAGGTTTAGCAATACGCACCGTGAAACCCACTAGGGTCATCGTAGTGTTCGATGGTAAGGGGGGATCCACTTCCAGAAAAAAGGTATTCAGTGGTTACAAGGAAGGTAGGGAAAAGAATAAATTAAGGGTAAATCGACAGTACGCTGATATGATGAACGAGGAAGATGAACGTACATCTATGAAACGTCAATACGTTTGGTTATCCGATATGATAGATCACCTACCCATGACAACCATGATGTACGATGGCATAGAAGCGGATGATGTTATGGCTTACATAGCAACCGATTTACTAAAAGAAGATGAGCAGGCGGTGTTGATGTCAACCGATAAGGATTTTTTACAACTTGTCAATGACACCACCATCGTCTGGTCACCTACTAAAAAGAAAATATATAACAAACAAACGATAAAGGAAGAATTTGGATTGGAATCTAAGAACCTATTGTTATATAGGGTATTGGATGGCGATGTCTCGGATAGAATTCCTGGAGTTAAGGGTGTGGGATTAAAGACTCTTTTGAAACGAATACCCGAAATCTCCGGTGAAGAACAAATGCAAGTAAGTGATTTACTTAGGTTGGCGGAAGAAAAACGTGGTAAAATCAGAATATATGATACTATATTGGAATCCAAGGAACAAATTCTAATGAACGAGAAACTTATGCAATTGAAATCTACCACCATGATAAATGGTATCTCCAAGATGAAAATCTTGGATCTATATAATGAAGAACTCAAACCAGTAAACAAAATGAATTTCTTCAAAGTTTGTATGAAGTATAAGGTTATCAACAATATGGGAGATATTAACAAGTGGCTACACACTACTTTCAGTAATTTGATTACAGAAAAATAATGGATACAAGTGAACAACTAGATACCTTACAAGAATTTGGCCATAGTTTTCAGACAAAAGTAATAGCAGCATTATTAACGGATATTAAATTTTTAGATTCATTATCCGATATAATGCATATTAAATTCTTTGAATCTGAAGCTAACAAATGGATTGTGGGGGAAATTATAGATTACCATAGACAATATAAGAAATCACCATCAATGGATGTTTTCAAGGTACAGTTATCGAAAATAGATGATAATAGTATCCTTAAAAAAACAGCGGTGGATCAACTCCGTCATGTTTATACAAGCGTGGGTAACCTTGATATGGATTATATTAAAAATCAATTCACTAATTTTTGTATAAACCAAAATTTAAAGGTAGTTATATTAAAATCGGTCGATTTACTAAAAATTGGTTCATATGATAAAATAAAGGAACTTACCGATGAGGCACTAAAAGTGGGTACACAAGTCGATTTGGGCCACAACTATACGGAGGATTATGCGGAAAGATATGATGAAGATAAACGAACTACGATAAAAACCGATTGGGATATAATCAACGACTTGATGAACGGTGGTCTGGGACCAGGTGAATTAGGTGTAGTGGTTGCACCAAGTGGTGTGGGTAAATGTATAGGTGGTGATTCAACAATTGAAATACAGTATGATGAAATCGGATTTGAATTAGATAATGGGTATATTTTATGGTGTAAACCTTGGTATGTAATTCAATTGAATGATAATATTAATATAACGGCAAAACAGGCTCAATTATTAATTTCCACCAATGGAAACGGTAAAACTATGTAAAATTTTATTTTTTTATATTTATATTAAACTATTATAATGGAATATATAGAATGTAAAATTTGTGGATTTGAGGGGAAGTCATTGACAAGTCATATAGCTCGGAAACATAATATGAAAATATCCGAATATAAATCTAAATATGGTGTAGATGTTGTTCAAATAATGCCAGAATCACAAAAACAATATCTTTCTGAATTATGGAAAAATAGAATGAAGGAATCTATCTGGCAAGATAAATATAATAAAAATAAAACTTCTATTTGGTCGGAGAAATATTGGATAAATTTGGGATATTCCAATCAAGGTGCAAAGAACAAAATTTCAGACATACAACGTAAGAATTCCAAGAAACGTGATTATGATAAATCACCTAGTACATTAACAAAGGAATTTTGGATTAATAGGGGATACTCAAATGATGAATCAAAGAAACTAATTTCAGATATACAGTCAAAATTATCAAACGTTTCTCCTAAGTTTAGTGGTAAAGCTCATAGTAAAAAAAGTAAATTAAAAACATCGAACTCTATGAGAAAATATATCACTAATTTTGGTAAAGATAAATGGGTTGGTCATTTTGGTGATTTTAATGATATAAAATACAGAAGTGAAGATGAAATAGATATATTTAATTTTATATCAAATGAATTAAAATTCCAAGCCCAATCTAATGTTTTTATATCTGGATATAATGTGGATATTATAGTAGGAAATAAAATAATAGAATATTTTGGAATTTTTTGGCATGCACATACTGATTTATTTGAAGATAATGACATGCATCCTATAATAAATAAAACTGCATTAGAGATTAGGAAATATGATTTGGATAAAATTAACACATTACGGAATTTAGGATACGATGTACTGGTTGTGTGGGAAAATGAATACAATATTAATAAAAAATTAATAAAAGAATCGATTCGTAAATATTTACAATGATACATAAAAGAACTATTACAGAAAAAATTAGAATTGATGATTTTTTCGAATTAAATAAAATACCTGAAATAGAAAATCATTTCGAAGATTTAGAATATGATATTAAAGTAAATACACCGTATGGATTTCACAAAGTCCCATCAGTTTGTAGAACTGTAAAACAAGTAGCGATTCGAATTTACTTTACCAATAATGTTACACTTGAATGTGGGTGGGAACATAAATTAAAAGTAAACGGTGAATGGAAGGAAGTCCGCGATATCAATATGGATACCGATATCATAGAAACCGAGAGCGGAACTACTAAAATTAGACGTATTAAGGAAAATAAAGAGAAAATTTTATATGATATAATGGTCGATACGGTTCACTGCTTTTATGCAAATGGTATATTATCACATAATACGTGGATACTAACCGCAATAGGTGCAGCCGCGGTAAAACAAGGATTGACCGTTGCACATTATTCAATGGAATTATCCGAATTTTACGTGGGTCAGAGATACGATACAGTGTTCACAGGAATACCGACAAAGGAACATCCTGATAGGCGGGATGATCTTGAATCAAAGATAAAAACACTCCAAGGAAAACTATTCATAAAATATTTCCCACCAAGGGGGGTAACTTCTAAAAAATTAGAACAACACATCGATAAGTTATCGGCATCGGGTAATAGACCCGATTTGATTATTGTTGATTACGCAGATTTACTGTTATCATCCAACAAGAACAATGATTCCACATACGCTGAACAAGGTGGTGTGTACATTGAATTACGTGGTATGAGTGGTGAAATGGGTATCCCTATCTGGACTGCATCTCAAACAAACAGATGTTGTGAAATTTCTGAACTGGTAGACACAAAACAAGGCAAAATTGAAATTGGTAAAATTAAAGAAAACGATGAAATTTTAACACACGATGGTTATAAAAAAGTAACAAGGGTTTTTCCAATTGAAACCCAACCTGTATATGAAATTACATTAAAAAGTGGAAAAACAGTAAAATGTTCATTACGTCACGAATTTCCTGTAAAATATGGAAAGCTTAAATCGTTAGAAAGTGGATTAAAAGTTGGTGACAAATTATTTACAAAAAAATCATAAAAAATTTGTGTATCCGTTCCGATTTTATAAAAGCCTTATATTTATAATAAAGAGACATTGTGGAATTATATTATAAAAACGTCGATCATATTTTAAGGGTGAAACCTTTTAATGAATTTGACAATATAACGGATTATATTATAGAACAATTGAATGGAGTTGTAGTGGAATTTACTAAACAGGAAATTCAAAGTAAATCATTACATATCAAAACTTTAATTAAATATAATGTAGATGGTAATTGGGTTGATAAAATAAATGAAAGTAAAAAGTTTGGAAATGATAGTAGTTCATTAGACTGCTTTATTACCAGATATGGTGAAAATATTGGGAAGCAATTATTTGATGAAAAGTTAAAAAACTCTATTATAACTGAAAAAGATTATATAATAAAATTTGGTAAACTATTAGGTAAATCTGAATGGAAGGAATTGTGTAAATCAAAAGGCAACTTTTCAGAACAACATTTTATAGATAAATTTGGTAAAAAACTTGGTAGACAAAAGTGGCAGGAAATATTGACCAAAAAATTAAAAACTCAAAAAGAGAATTTTAAGAATAAAAAATGGAAAAATGGACGAACACTTGAAGAATATCAAGAACGATATGGTATAGAAGATGGATATAATCGATGGAAATTGCGAAATGATAAACACAAATATAGATTATCCCGTGATTATTATATAGATAAATATGGTAAAGAACGAGGTTCAATTGAATATAGATTATATGTAGAACAAAATATTAGAAATTTTAAATCGACTGGTGGTTATAGTAAAATATCCCAACGATTGTTCAATCAAATTTACAATAAATTAAACCGAAAACTTCAAGAAAAATGTAAATATGCAACTTGCGGTGGAGAAGTTAGATTTTTTATGAATAATGATAAGTTATTTTTAACCGATTTTAAATGTGGTAATAAAATAATTGAATATGATGGAACATATTGGCATAGTTTTAATGATACACAAAACAATGACAAAATAAAGCAATCGTTTTTAGAAAGTAAAGGATATACTGTTTTAAGAATACCGGAATCAGACTACCTAAAAAATAAACAACAAGTTATAAACAAATGTATAAATTTTATAAATGAAACAACATAATTTAAATCCGAAAGATTTTGAAATGGATGAAATCGTTTCAATTGAATTAATCGGTGAACGAGAAACCGTAGATATAACAGTAGAAGATACTCATATGTTTTTCGCTAATGGTATATACACCCATAATTCAGGCATTGACTCGGAAGTAATTGAAGCCGATAAAATAGCTGATTCATATGCAAAGGTAATGAACGCCGATTTCATTATGAGTTGGAGTAGAAGGGCAAAGGATAAGTTGAACAACACCGCACGTGCACATATTATGAAAAATAGATTCGGGCCCGATGGAATCACGTTCCCATGTAAGATGGATACGTTTAACGGGGTTATAGAAGTTTATGATGGTAACTCCCCACAAGGTATAATAACATCCAAGGAAACAGAGAATGGTAACTCCGTTCAGAAACAATTACTTCATAAGAAGTATCTTGATACAATGGGAGTTATTTTGTTCCTTTTATCGGTTCTACCGATTTTGGGTACATAGTAAGAAAATAATCCAAATTTTAAAAACAAGTGTACGTTAAATGGTAAAATCGGAAGCATATAAAAAATTCATAAAACCCACAAAAAAGGTGGAACATCCAATACAATTCATAAAGGATTCGGGTAATCTGCTTGAACTTTTTGCTGGGTCGCGTTCCATAGGTAAAATGGGTGATATGTTGGGATTCAAAACCTTTTCAGTTGATTGGGAGGGATATGATGGAATTGATTTACAAATAGATATATCGGAATTAAATATGTACTATGTACCATTTGTACCCGATGTTGTGTGGGCATCACCCGATTGTACCACATATACCATCGCTGCTATTAGTAAACATCGAAATGGTACGAATCCTAAAAGTGAATACGCTAGACAATGTGATGCGGTGAACAAACACTTTATATCATTGATAGGTGAGTGGTTGTCAATAAATCCAAAAATGGTTTTTTTCATAGAAAATCCGAGAGGGATGTTAAGACACATGCCCTTTATGAAGGATTTTAAACGACATACCGTGTGGTACTGTACCTACGGTGATAATCGTGCAAAACCAACGGATATATGGACCAATTCAGTTGATTGGCAACCTCGAGCACAATGTCATAATTACAAATATGATGGGGATGGGAACATAATAGATAAACATTGCCATCATGAATCCGCCCGTAGGGGATCACGTACAGGTACACAGGGAAGAAAGGGAAGTTATGATAGATCAAAAATACCCGAACAACTTTGCTTGGAAATATTGTCCGCATCCCGGGTTAGTAGTATCAATATATCAAATGTAACGGATAACAAATGAAAATATAAAATATAAAATTATTTACCAATATAGTATATTGTTTTTGAATATATACTATATCTATAAACACCCCCTTATAATTGGGGATTAAATTAATTAAAAATAACAAAAACTTATTTATGAAAAACTCACAAGAATTATTTGAAGAAATTAAAGAATTATTCACCCAATTTGAAGATGAACACAATTCCCCCACAAAATCAGCAAAATCGAGAGCTAGAAAAGCTATCGGTGAAATCAAAAAATTAGTAACAGAGTACAGAAAAGTATCGGTGGAGGAAAATAAATAATATGGAGGCGGATAATACTATAATTAGATTAGTAAAAAAACGTGATGGCTCAATAAAACCATTCGATATTACCAAGATTCAGAGTGCTATTTCGAAAGCAATGATTGATGTGGGTTCGTATGATGAAAGAATGGTAGAAAAGATTTCTAATATCGTTGCAAGAAATTTATATAGGGGAAATGATTCGTTTTATGTTCCTCATGTGGATGTTATCCATGATAAGGTGGAAAACGAACTCATGGATTGTGGATTGAACTATGTCGCGAAACACTACATCCTATACCGGAACGAAAACAAACCGAGTATTTTTACGAAACGGATTGCACTCAAACCATTCGAGTACCCTGAATTATACGAATACGTGGAAGCAATCCGTCATTCATATTGGGTACATACCGAATTTAATTTCACATCCGATATTCAGGATATGAAAGTACATTTGAACGATTCAGAAGTTACTACCATCACACGAGCAATGTTAGCTATTTCACAAATAGAAATTGCGGTAAAAACATTCTGGGGAGATATATACAAGAAACTACCAAAACCAGAAATAGGTGGAGTTGGAGCTACATTCGCAGAATCCGAAGTCAGACACGTAGATGCGTACGCACATCTAATTGAAATATTGGGATTGAACGATCAATTCGATGAATTATTGGAAGTTCCTGTAATCAGAAGAAGAGTCAAGTATTTGGAAAAATGTATATCAAACACCAAATCCATGGATAATAAAGATTACTTTGAATCAGTCGTCCTATTCTCCATGTTTGTAGAAAATGTATCATTGTTCTCACAATTCTTGGTAATCATGTCATTTAACAAACACAAAAATATGTTAAAGGGTATGAGTAACGTAGTCGAAGCGACTTCAAAGGAAGAAAACATCCATGCAGAATTTGGATTTGATTTGGTAAATATCATTAAAAAGGAAAATCCCTCTTGGTGGACTGATGAATTGGTGGAGGATTTGGTAGATGCAACGTTGGATGCATTCGATGCTGAATCGGATATCATTGACTGGATATTTCAAAAGGGTGATTTGGATTTTTTAACAAAACAACAAACACTTGAATTCATTAAGGATAGATTTAACAGGTCATTGAACAACATTGGAATTGATAATATATTTGTATCGGATCCAGAAATTCTTAAAACAACGGAGTGGTTCGATGATGAAATCCTAACAACCAAACACACTGACTTCTTTAACAAGAGAAGTATAAACTACACAAAACGAGGTAAATCCGTCACAAGTGATGATTTATTTTAATTAACAATATAATAAAAATTAAGAATGGACGAAAGAGAACCGTTTGATTGGATAACGGCAGAATCCCGCACCTTTTTGGAAAGGGGTTATTTAAGCGAAAGTGAAGAACCGACCGATAGAATAAAATCAATAGCAGAACATGCAGAAAAATTATTGGGTATAGAGGGATTCGCTGATAAATTTTATGGTTATATGGGTAAGGGGTGGTACTCCCTTTCTTCACCCGTATGGGCAAATTTTGGAAAAGAAAGAGGTTTGCCCGTTTCTTGTTTCGGATCAAATATATCCGATGATATTGAATCCATTTTATTCACAGCTGCAGAAGTTGGTGAGATGAGTAAAATGGGTGGCGGTACATCGGGATATTTTGGAAATATTAGAGGCAGAGGTGCACCTATTACAGATAACGGGAGTGCACCTGGATCGGTACATTTTATGAACTTGTTTCAAAGTATGGTCGATAACATATCACAGGGGAACACACGGAGAGGAAGATTTTCACCATACCTACCATTAGAACATCCAGACATTATGGAGTTCTTAGAAATCGGCACAGAAGGGTTTCCTATACAAGATTTAACCCATGCGGTTACAGTTACCGATAAGTTCATGGATGAAATGATTGCAGGGGATGTTGAAAAACGAGCAATTTGGGCTAAAGTAATCCAACGAAGGGGTGAAATCGGTTATCCGTATATTATGTTTCATGATACAATGAATAAAAACGCACCCGATGTATATCGTGATAAAGGTGCTAAAATATATAACTCGAATCTATGTGTAACAGCTGATACTTTAGTTGATATAAAATTGAATGGTGTAGAAATGAATGTGCCTATAATTGCTCTTAATGGATTCTTTCAATTGGGCGGATACAGATCATTAGAGGTTAAATCGTTTAATATTGATACTGGAATTGTCGAATATAAATCGGTTACTGATAGTGAGTTGACAGCTCGTAGTGCTAAAATTATGAAAATTACTGATGAAGTTTCAGGAAAATTTATTAAATGCACACCTGAACATAAAGTTTATACATCCAATCGAGGTTATGTAATGGCAAAGGATTTACATATTGATGATCAATTAATTATCAATTAAAAAGTTCTATGTTCAGAAATTTCATTTCTTTATATTTATACGTAAAGAAATGAAATTATGAACTATGTTAAATTATATTACAATTTATGCAACTATTGTAGAGATACTAATGTTATAGATAGAATGGTTACTAGAAATAAAAATGATGAAAGAATTGGGAAAACGTACATATATACCGAAATCCATCATATTATACCTAAACATTCTAATGGATCGAATGACGATGTAAATTTAGTAGAAATGTTACCAGAGGAACATTATATGGCACATTTAATTAGATATTATGCGTATGATGATAGAAATGATTTTATATCGATTCGTCTAATGATTAATGGTTATATTGGAAAGAAATATGTTAATGATATACCTGTTAAAACTATGAACAAAATGGTCAAAGGATTCAAGCAGAGAATATATGAATTTAGAAAGTATAATGAGTGGCATACCAAAGAAGGAAGAAAATCAATTTCAAACTCACGTAAAGGTACATTTCCAGTAATTGATAGTATTACACGTGAAAGTATGGGTTCGGTTTCTAATTCACATCCAAATATTAAATCTGGGAAATGGATACATCATTCAAGTGGAATGACTTCAGTTACAGATCAAGATGGCAACAAACTATATATATCCTCAGCTGAATATCAAGCGAATAAGGATATATATCGAGCCAATGTTGGCGATGTTAGTGGTGAATTAAATCCGAGGTATTCTGGGATTAGCGATATTGAGATTATTAATCACTTATCTGAATTTTCACATAAAATAGATTGTGGATATATAATTAATTACGGTAGATTTAGAGATTTTTATGAAAAATACTATAATATAAAAATGCCAAAATCTTTTACTAAGTTTCGATTTGATGGTGCCGGGGTTGAAATGTTATATAATATTGTAAATAAAAAAACAGGACTATTAATAAATAAGTACCCTAGAGGATTACTTAATATGGAAATTAAAGAAAAAATGAATAATTTAAAAAGAATATTATAAATGGGATTAAAAATAGAATATATAGATGAACCAGTTCCAGTATATGACATAACCGTAGAGGATAATCATAATTTCTTCGGTAATGGTATATTAGTACACAACTGTTCCGAAATTGCTCTACATAATTCGGATGATGAATCCTTCGTATGTGTGTTATCATCAATGAACGTATTGCACTACGATGAGTGGAAATCAACCGACGCGGTTCAAACTATGATTTATTTCTTGGATGCTGTTGTTTCTGATTTTCTAAAGAAGTTGGAAGATTTGAGGGATTCATCCACCACAAGTGGAAAACGTGCATTCATATACATGGAAAAGGCCTATAATTTCGCTAAAAGACAGAGAGCACTTGGGTTGGGAGTCCTTGGATGGCATTCACTTCTACAATCCAAGGGGTTGCCGTTCGATAGTGTTGAAACATCTAAATTGAATGTTGAAATATTCCGATTCATTAAGGATAAATCATATAAGGCATCAGCCGAACTGGCTGATTTTTTCGGTGAACCGGAATACTTAATAGGATATGGTAGAAGAAATGTAACTTTAAACGCAGTTGCACCGACTACATCATCTGCATTTATATTAGGACAGGTATCTCAATCAGTTGAACCAATCTGGTCGAATTGTTATGTAAAAGATGTTGCGAAGATGAAAGTAACCATACAAAATCCGATATTAAAGAAATTCTTATGTTCTATAAATAAGGATAACAAAACCATATGGGATAGTATTAAGAAACATGATGGTTCGGTACAACATCTGGATTTTCTATCGACATCACAAAAAGACGTATTTAGAACATTTGCCGAAATAAATCAATCATCCATTATTAATCAGGCAGCGGTTCGTCAAGATTATATTGACCAATCACAATCGCTGAATTTAATGATACCACCGGATTTATCCACAAAAGATGTAAATAAATTATTAATTGATTCGTGGAAATTGGGAGTAAAAACACTTTATTATCAACACTCAATGAATTCAGCTCAAGTTCTTTCACGGAAGAAATTACAAATAAATGATCAAGAATGCTTGGCATGCCAAGGATAATATAAAGAATCTACAGAAAAAGCTGGTAGATCTCTAAAGAAAAGTGGAAAGCAAAAACGAGGAAACAATTCAGCTGCAAAACGGATATCCATTGATGGTATTGAATTTCCATGTGTGCGTGATGCAGTTGATTATTTTAATGTAAGTATATACAAATTAAAGAAACATTATAAATATAAAGAATTATGATAGAAGTAAAGAAATTCAGTTCAATTTATTGCGGCCCATGTCGTATGTTACAAAGAACATTCGATGAAGTGAAATCCGAAGTTAGTGGTGTATCGTTTACCGATGTGGATGTGGATATTAATGAGGCAGAAGCAATAAAATATGGAGTAAGTTCTATTCCATTGGTAGTCATTGAAAAGAACGGTCAGATTGTCAAAAAAATACAGGGAAGCCAACCAAAATCCACATACGTTAACGCAATAAATGAGTATAGGTAGACTACGTGGGGAAAACCATCCTAGATCAAAATTAAAGAACGATGAGGTTTTAAAAATAAGAGAATTATATAGGATGGGATTCTCCACGAATGTTATTGCAAGAAATTTCAAAGTAAGCAAATGGAACATACAGGAAATAGTTGACGAAAAAACTTGGAAACATTTATCATAAAAAATTAGGTAAATCCATATATTTTTCGTATCTTGTGTAAAATTAAAAGTAAATTATGTCAAAACTAAAAACAATAATACGGGAATCTTCATTATCTAGAATATGGAAACACGTATCGGAACACGATTCGGGTACAATCTCAGCAGAACGATCAAGGGAAGGGTGTAGCGATGGTGATCGTATAACAAAGGCTACAAATAATAAAAATAGTAGTAAGTTAAAAAGTAAGTTATTATCTATGGGGTATGGTGTAACTAAAGTTATGGGAACTTACATAGAAAACTACGGATCAAATAATGAAATACCTGTCAAAGAAGTAGCATTCGTTGTTATTGATTTAAAGGATACAGGAAAATTAAAATCAGATTTAATAAAACTTGGTACATATTTCAACCAAGATAGTATTACATTCTCCAAACCATCGGGTGCATACTTCCTTATCAGTACTAATACGTGTCCAGATGGTTACCCAGGTAAGGGTAGTATTGGAAAGAGTGTAAAACTTGGTAAATCATTCTTTGGTAAATCCGGTCAGTTTTATTCGAGTATTAATGGACGTCCGTTTACATTTGAATCGGTCGATAGAAATTTGGATACCATATTATCATATAGTATATCAGAAATACGGTCAATAAAACATTTAGCTGAATCAGTTAAAATATAAATAAAAATAAGATATGGCATCAATAAAAGTTTACATGAAAAACGAAGATGAGTACAAAGTTATAGGAACTCCATCTGTCCCCAAAGAACTAAGTAAACAATTTTTAAATCCAGATACAGGTGAAACCTTGTATTATATCGATAGGGATTATGGACTAGGACGGGGATTTATCAGTAAAATGGATTTTAGAAACTCACTATCCCAATGGCCAGATATGTGTAGGATAAACATTAAAATTAACAGAACATAAAAAATATAAAATAGGTTATGAGAAAATACACAGATGAACGATTAGAAGAAAATTACAATACTTTCATTAAAGCAATTAAAACCTCATTCAATGGTGATAGATTGGATAAATTACTTTATATGTACTCGATGGATGAACTAGGTCCAAATCTTTTACTTGCACCTGCTAGTGGAAATAAATATTATCATAATTCATATGATGGTGGATATATAGATCATGTCATAAACGTTGCAAGAAATTCGATTCGTATGTTTAAGTTATACCAAGATGTAGGTGGAAAGCCAAATTTTACACAAGATGAATTATTATTTGCTGCATTCCATCATGATTTGGGAAAACTAGGTACGAAAGAACACGTACACTACATACCCAACCCATCGGATTGGCACGTAAAAAATCGACACGATATTTACACGAGTAATCCCGAATTAAGTTGGATGTCCCACACCGATAGAACAATGTTCCAATTAGCACACTACGGTATCAAATACAACGAAAATGAGTATTTTGGTATGAAATTGACTGACGGGATGTATGATGAGGACAACGTTAAATATCTACGGACATATCAAAAGGAAAAGAACCAACGTTCCAATATAGGTTATATACTACACCTTGCAGACCATTTAAGTACATTAGTCGAAAGAGACTCAATACGATAATATGAAGGAAGCCGATAAGGTGTATTGTGATACATCTATAATATCCATAGCACCAATTACCAAAGCTGTTGCCAAGAAAATGATTATAGAAAATCACTATACCCATGCTTGGACGATGTGTCGTTATGCGTTGGGTGTATTCGTAAAATCCGATGAAGCTACTTTCTTCGGTGAATCGAAATTGATTGGGTGCATCATATATGGATATCCAGTCGGCCGCTCGGCTTCAAGAGCATTCTCGGAAGAATTGAAATCAGACCAGATTTTAGAATTGACTAGATTATATATAGATGATGGATATGGTTCGAATATCGAATCCTATGTATTGGGTCAAAGTTTTAAGTGGTTAAAGGAAAACGATAAGGATATCAAAGTACTATTATCATATGCTGATAACGGCCAAGAGCACTTAGGAAGTATCTATCAGGCCACTAACTGGATTTATCAAGGCTTGAACACGGATATGAACCTGATGCCGAACTGGAGTATTTCGATACAAGAAAATCCGTACAAATGGATACATAGTAGAACAGTATTCAGTAAATGGGGGAGCCATAATATAGAACACCTTAAAACCGAAATAGGTAAAGATGGATATAAAAACTTTTGGCGAATGCAGGAATCCGGTAAACACCGATACTTTCAGGTATTGGGACAGGACAAGACTGAAAAGAAAGCATTGTTAAAAACTATGAAATATCCACCAAAACCATATCCCAAAAGTGCTAGGGAATACGCTCCCGAAGTTACAAGGTACGAAACATACGAACCGGATAAAAGTAATGAAGTTAAATTTTGGTAAATCCAAAAAAAAATCGTATCTTACAAGGAATATACATAAATATGAAAATAGACTTAAGTAACGTATCTAGTATTGCTATCATGGATAATGATAAGAAAGTAAATGTGCTAACGGGAATTCCCGTACATATAGGATTATCTAATAATGGGGTCTAACAATTTACGTACAATCCGCCGTTCAATCTCATATCAAATAATATAATCACTAAAAAATAAAAATTTGTACAAAAATATTCATTATTCACGTCGTAAAAACATGATTTATGTTTGGGACGACGTTTTGGGATTGAAAACCTTTAAATATATCAAGTATGCATATCAACCCGCAATAAATGGTGAATATAGATCAATTTATGGTGATAAGTTAACAAAGACATATCAATATAACCATGATGATGCAGGATTGTTCGAATCCGATGTTCCCGAAACTACTCGTACTTTAATTGATATGTATTCTGAATCGGATGATGTATCGAACGGACACACCATACTTACTTATGATATTGAGTGTGAGATGATTAGTGGGTTACCAGATCCATTAGAGGCAACTAACGAACTAACATCCATAGCGTTACATAGTTCATACAATGACCAATATTGGGTACTCGTAATGGACAAGGATGGGTCCATGGTAGAACGGAAAACTGATAAAGCAATAGTTATTCCATTCCAACGGGAAGAAGATATGTTATTGAAATATTTGGAATTATACGAGCAGATCGCTCCAACCATCGTTACAGGTTGGAATTGCATTCCCACTAATTCTAATATTTGGAAAAAGCATGAAATTGTTAAACTAAATACTATATTAAAGAATGACGTATTATATGATTCTAAATGTACGGAATTATATCCAGTTTCAGAAAAAATAATAAATACAATATCTCTTAAAAATGGTGAGTGTCTTGATGCTTCAAGTGAACATAAATTTTTAGTTAGATATAAACATAAATCTAAATACACAAATTTACAGTCGTCATCCAATACATATACCGAATCATACCTAAGCACATCAGATATAAGAGAAAAATCTGATATGTATGATATATTTTTCCAGGTGAATGTAAATGATAATACTAATAATGATATAGAAATTTCTGATGATTGTCTTTATGCAATGGGATTAATATATACTGACGGTTCTATTAGCAAAACAGACAAATGTGTGTCTATTTATAATAATGATTATAATTTAATATGTGAAGTTAAAAAATACCTTGACACACAAAAACGTGTATTTCGTACTTCCAATTTTAGGGAATTGCCACCCAAAACAACATATAGATTGCGAACTTGGATGACAGAATACAATGAATTAACTAAGTATATAAACTTTATTTGGAACCCTGACATAAAGTGTAAACAACTAAATGTAAATTTATTATCAAAGTTATCCAAGCGTCAGTTCTGGATTTTTATGAGTGGGTGTATTGATGGTGACGGTCATGTTTTTAAGGATGGAAGTCGAGGAGTTAATTTGTGCAATTATAACGGAGATATTCATAATTTTGTAGAATTAATTCGTTGGAACGGTGCATTTTCATACAGCAATGATAATCAATTAACCATTCCGATGAATTCTAATAACTTATGGCTAAAAAAATATTTAATCTTAAAAATAAAATATAAAAAAGATGGACTCCAATCCCATAATACTTATGATATTAAGTATTCTAGATCAAAGACTATTAAATGGCGGTATGATTCCATTAGTAAATCATACTTTGTTGCACTAAAATCAATTGAGGTTTCAGACAAATCATCTGAAATGATGGATATAAGTTGTACGGGTGGTCAATTTAAGTATCGTGGGATTAGTACTCATAATTGTGATAATTTCGATACACCTATGTTGTACAATCGAATAAAACGATTATTAGGGGAAACCACTGCAAACAGATTATCACCGATAGGGGAGTGCTATTATTCACCTAATCGTAAACGATTTTCAATTGCAGGGGTTTCATATTTAGATTACATTACTCTATACAAAAACTATAATTTTGGAGAACTACCAAATTACAGACTAGATACAGTTGCTAAGATAGAGTTGGGTAGGGGTAAAATAGAATATGATGGAAATTTGGATGAATTATTTAAGGATGATATTGAAAAATTCATAGAATATAACTTAGTCGATGTAGAACTGGTCGTGGATTTTGAAAAGAAATTACAATTTATAGAATTATGTAGGGGTATATGTCATGCGGGTCATGTTCCTTACGAAGATTTCCCTTGGTCATCAAAATATTTAGAAGGTGCATTGTTGACTTATTTACGTAGAGGAAATTTAGTTGCACCGAATAAACCAAATAGAGTTACGTTACGCATTAAATCGGGTAGTAAGGGTGATAAGAATATTTATATGGATAAACTTCCACAAAATACACCAACATCAGGAAATATAAAAATATCAAAATCCCCATCATCACATTTTCAACTTGAATTTTCGGATGTTGATTTTAAAACGAATTCATTTATATTAAAAGAACCACTACCAACTACATTATTATCGGAGTGGAAGTTGAAAATAGATTTTGCTGGAGCATATGTGAAACCACCAATAGTAGGAAAATATGATTGGATCTTCGATTTGGATTTAACATCACTATATCCAAGTATAATAATGAGTTTGAATATTAGTCCTGAAACAAAAATTGCTAAAATAAAAGACTGGGATGCTAATAAGTTTTTAAACGGTGATGTTGATGAATATAGTATTGATGGTAATATAATTACTAAGGAAAATTTAAGAAAATATCTTGATGAAAGTAAATATACAGTTGCATCCAATGGAATGTTGTATCAAACTGATATAGTAGGTTGTATTCCCGGGATATTGGATTTATGGTTTAATAAAAGGGTAGAATACAACACCGAAAAGAAAAAATGGGGTAAACTTGGTGACAAAGATAAATATGATTTCTATGATAAACGACAGTTGGTACAGAAGATTTTACTTAACTCCCTTTATGGTTGTTTAGGGTTGGAAATCTTTAGATTCTTTGATATTCAAAATGCGGAGGCAGTAACGACTACTGGTATTTTCGTAATTAAATCTACGGCCGACATGACAAATATCAAATATAATAGAGAATTGGGCGGTCAACCTTATATTTTTAAATTAGAAAATGGAGAAACTATACAGAGATGGCCGAATTCAGATGTAAGTGTAAACCGTGAAGGTATAATTCAAATCATCAAGGCAAAGGATTTAGTTGAATTGGATGATATAATTATTTAAACAAAAAACAAATATGAAAATAACAAAAATTACTCGTGGGAACATCAGTATAGATGAAAGAGGACAGTGCGACTCTAACATTTATATTGATTTCTAATCCCCGTTAGTTAATTCTTTCGGGGATAAAATGTACACAGATTCAGTATTTTTTAGTGCAACACCATTGATGGATAATAGGTTGCCTAATTGGAAAAATGAAACACAGGAAATAATAACAGGATATGTAAACGATATTGCAACCGAAGTCCAAGATTATCTAAATAATTTTTATGATGTCCTTGCACCTAAAATATTTAATATCGATAAAGATAAACATAGATTTGAGATAAAGAAAGAATATGTTGCAAAATCTGGAATTTGGATTGCAAAAAAGAGATATGCACAGTGGATAATATCAGATAATGGGTTACCAGTTGATAGATTGGATGTAAAGGGATTGGATGTCAAACGTAGTTCATTTCCAACTGCGTTCAAGGGAATCATGTCAGAGGTTCTAATTTCAATACTAAAGGGTGAAACTGAACAAGATTTATCAGACAAAGTTTTGAAATTCAAAAAATCATTACCATCCATAAAAGTCAAATCCATATCTAAAAACTCGGCAGTTAAAGAGTTATCAAAGTATGTATCGAGTGGTGATAGACATCTATTTCAATTTAAAAAAGGAACACCCGCCCACGTAAAGGCCGGGATTGCATATAATGATTTACTAATACATTATAAATGTGATTTTAAATATGCTCCACTTTCGAACGGATCAAAAATTAAATGGATATATTTACGGAATAATCCATTAGGATTGGATGCACTTGGATTTACAGGATATCAGGATCCACCTGAAATTTTGGAATTATTGGAAACATACGCACATCATGATAAGATGTTCGAACGGGATTTAGAGGGCAAGCTCCAAGATTTTTGGGATTCGTTGGGTTGGGGAAAAGTAATAGATCAAAAGAAATCAGCAGAAAAGTTTTTCAGTTTTTAGATTGTGGAAGTAATGATTATAAATAAATTAAGTGAACTATGATTGACACATTTGAAGAACGAATAAAACATAAACTCCGTATTCGGGGGTTTTCGGAAAAAACAATACTCAACAATAGAGGTTTAATCGGTGCTGTAATCGAAGATGTAATATTAGACATGAATTTGAATGATTTAAAAAATAAATAAAAATTATGAAAGAAACAAGTTATGCAGATATGGTTACTGCATTAGTAAAACCAGGAAAAGACATTCTAACATCATTGACATCTGAACAATGTGATATGTTACATATGGGAATTGGAATATCAGGAGAATCAGGGGAACTTTTGGACGCAATAAAAAAATCGACCATTTATCAAAAACCTATTGATAGGGAAAATATCATAGAAGAATTGGGTGATTTAGAATTTTATATGGAGGGTTTACGACAAAATCTCGGAATATCACGTGAAGAAACTATTAAACAAAATATGGATAAATTATTAACAGGAGAAAAGGCTAGATATAAAGTTGGAAAATACACAGATCAACAAGCACAAACTCGTCAAGATAAAGAATAAATTATGAAACTATACGGTGTATCCGGTAAGATAAACTCGGGCAAGGATGAAATCGCGAAAATGATTCAATATTTGAATTATTGCAAATATAATAATGTAAACGAATTATCCTATGATGATTTTGAAACTTTATATGATACCGTGCGAACGGATATATCACGTACTAAAATAGAAAAGTTCGGTAGTAAGTTAAAGGATATTGTTTGTATCTTATTAGGTTGTACTAGAGAACAATTGGAAGATAGGGAATTTAAAGAAAAAGAATTAGGAGAAGAATGGTGGTATTATGGTTTTGGAGAAAACAAAATTAATGGAGTTGTTAAACTTGATTATAATAGTCATAAAGAAAACGTCACTGAAAATGGAGTAGATAAAAATGAACAATATATAGTTAAACTTACACCTAGACTTTTACTTCAATTAATTGGAACTGAATGTGGCCGTGAAATTATACACCCCAATATTTGGGTAACCTCGACTCTATCTAGTTATAAGGAACAACTTAGGTGGTTAGATGTGGATAACTACAATATAGAAAAACAACCAAATTGGGTAATTTCCGATGTAAGATTTCCAAATGAAGTAAGTAGTATCGAAAATTTAAATGGAATTGTAATTCGTGTTATCAGAGGAGACAATATAATCACGGAAAAAGAACATGAATCAGAAACTGCGTTAGATTCTCATATATTTGAATATATAATTGAAAATAATGGTACAAAGGCTGAATTATTAGAAAAAGTTAAAAAAATAATTGAAAATAAATCCAAATAAATTTGGTAAATCGAAATAAAAATCGTATCTTGTATGGGATATAATATAATCTAAAATTAAAATAATTACAAATGGAAAAACAAAAATTAAACAAGTTTATTAGTAAATATTCACTTGGTTCACTCATTGAAAGTGTTAAATGGCAATCTGAAAATAACACTTTACAAACATCATTTATTTCAGATGATAAATCTGTATTGGGTAAGGTATCCATGACTGAATTTGAATTTGATAATTCTGAATTCGGTGTATATGATACAAGTAAATTAAAAGGAATGTTATCCGTACTTGGTGATGATATTGATTTCTCAATCACATCTGCAAATGAAAAATCAGTTTCATTGAAATTCAAGGATAAATCAACTTCTATTAATTATATGTTAGCAGACTTATCGGTAATACCAAATGTTCCCGATTTAAAGACATTACCAGATTTCGATGTTGAAATTAAATTAGATGATGTCTTTATTAATAAATTTATTAAAGCAAAAGGGGCTCTTTCAGAGGAAAATAACTTTACGTTCATATCTAAGAATGGGAAAGATCAAATAATCCTAGGGTACACCACTATTAATTCAAACCGAATTACAATTGATGTTGATAGAGATGGTACAGGTGATGTAGAACCTATTTCATTTTCAGCAACATATTTGAAAGAAATATTACTTGCGAATAAAGATGCATCGGATGCAACATTAAAAATATCAACACAAGGATTATCTCATATTCATTTTAATGTAGGTAATTACTTATCAGATTATTATCTTGTGGAAGTTAAATCGTAAAAATCTTAATTTAAATGAACGATTTTTTCGGCACGGTTGATATGGATAATAGTAGGAAAGTTTTGGTGATACCAAATATCACCAATTATTCCAACATTGAAAAGGACTCCTTTGTGGATGTTATTAATAATCACATCGTTGCTTTACAACATCGAGGTGATTATTTTTGGCACATCATAATGCCAACCGGAAATCTTAGTAAGAAATTGAACTTGTTAGATAACGTTCAACAACATCAAATGGATATTCCAGGTGATATGATGAACCAACGTTCATTTCCATCCCCAGATATTATCAAATTATTACGTGATATCGATTATGATGCTATTTATTCACACTTACCCGATTGGGTACAAGTTGGTAGGTATAAAAAATCAGTAGATACCAAGATAATTGGATATTGTCATTGGTGGGAAATGAAAGGTGCCAACGGTGTAGATTATAGAGCTGGAAAACCTAAATGGATGTGGTTACCGGTAGAATTATTGGGAATTTCACAAATGGAAACGTGTTATCTAAATACACAAGACCAAAAGAATAGGGTAATTGAACAAGCTAAGGAAACCTTTAACGAAGACTTTGTAAAAAAATTGGAAGATATATTAGTGGTATGGAATCTCGGTGTGAACAAAAAATCGATAATCACTACTGCTAAAGACGAAAAAGAAAAAGTGATTGTGTTCAATCACCGTGCAGCCTCGTATAAGGGGTATCCGAAGTTCATAGAATATATGAAGGATTATCGGAAAAAAAGACAGGATTTTACGGTATGGGTGCCTCAACTAAACGGCACTCCTGATGAATCTTGGATAGATAATACCAAAGTACCCAAGCACGAATACTATAAACGATTACAGAGCTGCACCGTCGGTATCCAAATGAGGCAGACTAATTACGGTTGGTCGGTAAGTGGTACGGATTGTATGATGAACGGTACACCTATGGTATGGCAGGAATCCGATTGTTATCATGAAATAGATCCAGACGGATTGTTTTTCAAGACAAAGAACGAGTTGTTCGAACTATTGGATAAATTATTGGATAATTTAGAATTCCGTAAATTAAATGAAGCTCGCAGTTTACACCGATCACATATACTTTCAGAAAACGAAGGAAAAATGATTGACAAACTTAACGAAAAATTAAAGAAATAATATGAAATTTTGGGATACTGGTATTGATACTTCTATATTCGATTTCGAACGGGAAAAAAAAACCCTAATCGATAATCTTGAATACCTGAATTCTATGGGTGTTGAGGAACAGACCTTATATAAGAAATATGTAGAGTTACAGACACCATCGAGTATTAATAGTAGATCTGATTTTGCTAGATATTATGATTGGCAATGGTCACCAACCGATATAAACAATAAAGAACTTACGATTAAGGAGATAAGTGCGTTGGATCCTTATATCGAAATCGTAGAACGGGATGATCAGTTGGTGAAATGGACTTCGGTACGTAAGATGATACATACTATGAGTTGGACTGCTAACCCAGGTCGTAACGTGAAGATTTTTGTAATCGATAGAACATCGGGTAAACTTTTGGGATTGATTTCCCTTGCTTCAGATGTAACGTCCATCGGTTGTAGGGATAGGTATATCGGTTGGGGTAAGGAAGATAAGTTTGAAAATGGTAAACTTAACAGTACCACTATCGCTTCAACGATTGTATGTACCCAACCTTTAGGATATAATTTTCTAGGTGGAAAATTGATAGCGATGATGTGTACTTCACCTGCGGTAAGGGAACATTGGAAAGAAAAATATGATGATATCCTTATAGGTGTAACCACTACGTCATTGTACGGCATACATTCACAATATAACGGAATACCACATTTTAAGACAGTTGGTGAAACCACGGGTCAAACTTCACAGAAACCTGATGATTTCATTTATAAACCATGGCATGATTGGTTGAAGCAAAATTATTATGAGGAATGGCATAAAGCTGTTAGTGCTACAGGCCCTAAGCAAAATATATTGAATCGTATCTATAAACATATAGATATGTCAAGTAAACAATTCCAACATGGGTTCAGACGAGGTGTATATTTTGCTCAAATGTACGATAATGGGAATGATTTTCTATGTTCCAAAATTGATGAAAGTGAATTGGTAATGAAACAGAAAATGGTAGATGGTGTTCCATATATCAATAATTGGTGGAAACGTCAGGCTACCAAACGGTATGTAAAATTACACGAACAGGGTAGATTGAAACCTGATTGTCTATATTATCACAATGCAGTTGGCTGTAGCTGGGAAGAAATGAAGAATAAATATTTAAAAGAAGTTGGACGTTAATATGGAGTTTTGGGATGCAGAAGATGATAGGGTAGATTTTAATTTTGATACCGAAAAAAAGTACTTGATGGAAAACATGGAGTATCTTATGAATATGTCCGTTGAGGAGCAGACCTTATATAAAAAGTGGGTGGAATTACAAGAACCCAATGTTATAAAGGAAAAGTATTCTTCGTACGCTGGATTATACGATTGGCAATGGAAACCGACTGATATCTATAATAAGGAACAAACTATCAAAGAGATAGAAGAACTTGAACCCGAAGTATGGATAGTAAAGGATGATTCCGAGGCCACACGTTGGGTTAAATCTCGGAAGATGATACACACAATGAGTTGGACTGCTAATCCAGGTCGTAATATGAAAGTATATGTTACCGATAAAAAATCCCATAAGTTATTAGGACAGATTTCGATTGCATCCGATGTGACTTCATTAGGGGTACGGGATAAATATATCGGTTGGTCAAAGGATAATAAATTTAAGGATGGTAAATTGAACCATACAGCTATCGCATCAACGATAGTTTGTACGCAACCATTGGGATATAACTTTTTAGGTGGGAAATTAATTGCTATGATGGCCACAACAGCTCCAATACGTGATTTTTGGGAAGAAAAGTACGGACAGAAATTAATCGCTCTTGGTACAACTTCTTTATATGGAATTCACTCGCAGTATAATGGAATTCCACATTATAAAACTCTTGGTGAATCCAAAGGACAGGTATCCGTAAAACCAGATGATTCATTTTATGATCCATGGCATCAATGGTTGAAGGAAAACCGAAGTGAGTGGTATCAAAAAAATATAACCGATGAACGATTACGAAATGGTGAATCTATGGGAATCGCTTCTGGACCTGTGAATGGTATCAAGCAAAAAATTCTTGGTAAGATATTCAAGGAAATTAATATAAACCCAAAGATATACAATCATGGGTTTAAACGCGGTATCTATTTAGCTCAAATGTATGATAACGGTAATGAATTTTTACGTTCCGAGATAGATGAATCAGAATTAAAATTGAAAAAGAAATTCGATGATAATGTTACATATATAACAAATTGGTGGAAACCAAAAGCGATTAGACGATATACCAAGTTGTTCGATGAAAATCGTATCAAACCAGAATGTTTGTTTTACTTAGATGCTATCGGAACTTCTTGGGAAATGGTAAAAGATAAATACTTAAATGAAGTTGGACGTTAAAAATAAACCTAAATGTTTTTAAAACGAAAATATAATGAAAGAATATATAAGTACGAACCGTGTTTAACTTTTTTGAAAAAATAATATGAAACGTTATCAAGAATGTAATTTTTTAGAGAAGATTTGGAGGACCAGGTGGTATTTGGTTCTACCGTTTATTTTCTTATATGAATATACTAAGTATTCGTATAAAACAAAAACATTTGATAAATATGGGGCTAATCTTATTTGGAGTATTAATGTTAGTATATTACAGTTAGATAAAATGAATTATTATTGGGAATCGGAAGAAGTTTTTAGTAGAATCAAAACCGTAATAGAAAAAAAATGATAGAACATCAAAAAATAATAGATAAACTCTATTTTGATTTATTTGGCCAACGGATAAATACATTAGATGTATTTGATGATAAATTTTGGGAAATATGAAATTAAAACAAGACTAAATGTTTTTTAAACGAAAAATTCAAAAAAAGTATATTACTACTATATAGATGGTGTCGATGTTGAAACCATATCTGCACTATTAGGAATACACCATGATGATGTAGATGAAATAATTGATTATTTAAACTATTTAATATAAAGATATGGCAGGAAACGACAACGTATCATACAGTGGATGGTATACGGCCCGTGAAGTATTTGAAATAGAAAACATAAAACAAAGGCATATAACTACTGTAACTCGTGGTTGGGTTAACAGATCCGGGAACGTGGTAACATTTGGGATGTGTAAATGATGAAAGAATATATAAATCATACAGGAGGTTGTGTCGGTGCGGATATGAGTTGGGAAACCCAAGGGATTGAATATGGTATATATTCTATATCATATTCATATAGAAACCATCACCAAAGTGGTAGAAATCAATACATCATGACCGTGGATGAATTGATGGAGGGATGGGAAAATGTACAAAAGGCAGGACAATCATTAAAACGGAATTTAAAGACAATTGAGTATAATCCGTATGTTAAAAACTTACTATCACGAAACTGGTTTCAAGTAAAACATTCAGATGCAATATTTGCCATAGGTACATTTGTGAATTCCAAATTAACAGAAGTAAGTGGTGGTACAGGTTGGGCAGTACAAATGGGAATTGATAATAATAAACCAGTATATGTTTTTGATCAAGAAATGAATAGTTGGTTTATGTACTTATATTCAGAATGTAAATTTACTAAGTGTTATTCGATACCTAAATTAACAGAAAATTTTGCAGGAATTGGTACACGCGGCCTAAATATTTTTGGAAAACAAGCAATAGAAGAAATATATAAACATAATTTTAAGAAATGACTTGCATAGTTGGAATAATAGATAAGGAATCCGCATTGGTGGTAATTCCGTCGGTGTATACTGGACAGATATATACATTAGAAAGGATGTAAAGGTATTTAGAGTAGGTGAATCACATGATAATTATGCATTAATCGGATGTGGTGAATCATATGCATTGGGTTCTTTATTCGAAACTCAATCAAATCTATCACCGAAACAGAGAATAATCAAATCGTTGTAATGTATATCCAAATTCAGTAATGGAGTAGCACCACCATTCATACTAGAAAAAATATAATTTAACAAAACTTTAACTTTTAGTATGTGGTAGAAAAGTATAGACCTCATACTTATAAGTATGATTATATACAAAGTAACAAATACTATAAGCAATAAAGTTTATATAGGACAAACAATTCAGACACTACCACAAAGACAATCGGTACATCGAAAAACAGCAAAGAATGGATCCGAAACTAATTTCCATAGAGCATTGAGAAAATACTCAAAACGCAATTGGAAATGGGAAGTATTGGAAACTGTAAAATCGGCTGAATTACTTAATGAACGAGAGATATTTCATATTAGAGAATATGATGCATATAAGTCAGGATATAATATGACCGAAGGTGGTGATGGGGGATTGACATATAAAAAGGGAACTGAATTATACGAACGTATCAAACATAAACTTGGTAAATGGGAGAATGGAAATCCGGGTGCAACACCAATTGCAATAAAAAAGAGATTAGAAACTTTCAAATCCGTAAATTGGCCAAGCGGTGAAACTCACGGTAACTATGGAACGCATCCTGAAAAACCATCTTTACGTGGCAGTGGTAATCCAATGTATGGTAAGACACCTACAAATGCTCGTAGAGTAGAGGTTGATGGAATTGTATATAAAAGTGTTGCTGATGCAGCTCGGAAACTGGATACCAATAATAATACGATTAGGAGAAGGTGCTTAAATGAAGAATTAACAAATTATAAATATAAATAGAATATGGGGTTTTTTGAAGAAAAGAAATCAGTAAAAAAAGTAAGTAATTCACTTTGGTGTGAACAGTATAGACCAACAAATTTAGAAGAATATGTTGGTAATACACATCTAAAGGAAAAGATTCAGGGGTATTTGGAATCGGGTGATATTCCACATTTATTGTTATTTGGTAAAGCTGGCACCGGCAAAACTACATTAGCTCGATTGATAGTAAACACAATAGAATGTGATCACATAATCATAAATGCATCCGATGAAAACAACGTGGACACGGTAAGAACCAAGGTCAAGGGATTTGCATCAACCGTGGGGTTTAAGGATAAGAAAGTTATTATATTGGATGAGTGTCTAGATGAAAATACATTGGTTTCGGTTATGCGGAATGGTAATGAAGTTAAACTTCCAATTAAAAGTTTAGATGATAAAAATGATTTAGTAAAATCGTGGAATGTGGATAAGAGTCAAATCCAATGGCGACCTTTTTATCATTGGAATGTGGGTGTTAGGGATGTCTATGAAATTGAACTTGAAAATGGAGAAATAGTGGTATGTACCGAAGAACACAAATGGTATGTATTGGATAAGAATGATAATCTGATAGTAGTAAAAACTAAAGATTTACATAAATATAATTATATTTTATCCCCACAATAGGATAAAAAAATACAATTAAATAAGTTATATGATGGAGTTAAAAAAAATTAAAATCAATTCAATAAATAAGTTAACCGAACAACGTAGCGTCTACGATATATCGGTTGAAGGTAATCATAATTTTTTCATTGGAAAAACGGAAACACTAACACACAATTGTGACTATTTAACCCCAAATGCTCAAGCTATAATGCGTAATCTAATGGAAACGTTCTCACATCACTGTAGGTTCATCCTAACGTGTAATTACGTGGAAAAGGTTATACCACCCATTCAATCCCGATGTCAGACGTTCCAGATAGTACCACCGACCAAGAAGGATGTAGCAGTTCAAGTCGCGAGGATACTTGGGTTGGAGAGTATTACATACGAACCGCAAAATATTGTAACAATAGTAGATTCAGCTTATCCGGATATTCGTAAGATTATCAACACTGCTCAAATGAATTCTAGTAAAGGTACACTAAAGTTGGATAAAACTAATATCATAGATTCGGATATACGGACCAAGATTGTAGAAATATTACAATCTAAGGATGATAAACGAAACAAATATATGAATTCAAGGAAGGCTATTGCTGATTCACGGATGCAGGATTTTACCGAACTGTACACGTATTTATATGAGAAAGTAGATGATTATGCGGATGGAAATACATCATCGGTAATCTTGTTATTAGCAGAAGGACAATATAAGGATGCAATGGTCGTGGATCGCGAAATCGTTTTTATGGCCACTTTGGTAAATATAATCGGAGTTGTATCGTAATTAATTAGGAATTCTCATTTAAAATTTGTATATTACAATGATGGAAGCAAACGTAACAAAACGCACCGATGATTATATCTTAATCTTTTGGGAAGATGATTGGGAATTCGGTAACATTAAAATAGAACGAGATGGAAATGGTATGAAAGTAGATTCGGAGTGCATTGGATTTGATAAATTTTTGAAAGTGATGCGAAATATAAATTAATACAACTATACAAAATCAAACTATAGAAATGAGTACCAAGGAGAGTATTTTAAAAAAATTCGAAGGACTAAAGGGTCAATTTGTAATTATATCAAACTGGAAAATTGAAAGATTAGTTGCTGTTGCAGAGGATTTGGACGATTATTATTATATTACATATAATGGGTCGAAGTTAAATTTTCAAACTTGTTTATGTAAGTTAGTCCAATTAAAGGGAAAACTTGATGAAAGAGATTATAATGAATTTGAGCGATTATCAAGGTTAAACCATTATGATAAATTAATACGTACTGAAACATATCGGTGCTATCATAGTGAACTTGGACAACCATTACCAACACTAGATGAATATAAACAATCACTAATATCAACTTGGGATGTAAATGATAAATTATTAACTGAAATTATTTTTGATGATGAATAACATTCTACAACGAGAGTTGTTGACATAAATAAATAAAATGAATTTATATAAATTGGATAGTAAAGGTAAATTACGAATTTTAATCATAACTGCTGAAAGCGGTAATTTAATTCAAGAATCCGGACTTTACGATGGAAAACACGTAATTCATAGTAAATTATGTAAACCAAAGAACATAGGTAAATCAAATGAAACCACGGAAATTACACAAGCGGAATGTGAGTTAGATGCATTGGTCATTAAAAAATTACGTGAGGGGTATTCATCTACCATAGATGGTGCAAGGAATACCATAACGATTTTACCCCAACTAGCAAAGGACTTTTTCAAGGAATATAAAAAAGTGGATTGGAATGATGCATATGTCCAACCAAAATTGGATGGCATGAGAGCATTGGGTAAGAGTGGTACATTGACATCGAGGACAAATTCAGTGATTACTACATTATCACATATTGAAAATTCCATAACTAACGAGGTTCAGTTTATTGATGGTGAATTATATGCACATGGGTTATCATTCCAAGAAAATATGAAAATCATTAAAAAATACAGAAAGGGTTTAACAGAAAATGTAAAGTTCCATGTATATGATATGATTTCAGATAAACCATTTATCGAAAGATACGAGGGATTAAAGGAAATCGTTGCAGGTTTACCACATATCGAACTAGTACCAACTTTCAAAATCAACAATATAGGGGAGTTGGAAGATAAATACATAGAAATGATGCAGAACGGATATGAGGGTGTTATGTTACGTTGGGGAAGTTCCGGGTATCAAATCAACTCTAGAAGTTCTAATTTACTTAAATACAAGAAATTTTTCGATATTGCGTTACCTATTGTAGATATCACCCCGAACGATGCAACACCGACACACGGTACTGTTTGGGTCGAGTATAATGGTCAAATTACAAAAACAGGAGCTAAGTTATCCCATAAAGACCGCGAAGAATTATTAATCAATAAGGATGAATATATAGGAAAAACCGCGGAAATTCGGTATTTTGAAGAAACGGATGAAGGTTTAATGAGATTCCCTGTATTTTATGGAGTTAGATTGGATAAATAAGACAACAAAACAAATAGAATTATGTCTAAAATATTAGGAAAAGATGGAATGGGAAATCCAGTAAAACCCAAAACAGCGTTAGAACAATCTACACCAATGGAATGTACTAATTGCAGTAATGATGTTTATATACCTGCGATTAAAATGAGAAGATTATCAAAGCTTTTAAGTGGTAAACTGAAAGATGATATTATTCCTATTGAAGTATATTGTTGTTCGAATTGTGGTGAACTAAACGAGGAATTATATCCGGAGGAATTGAAATCTTTATTATTATAGTATGAGATTAATATTAGGTGATAGTGCAATAAAATTAAGAGAATTGGATGATAATTCCGTAGATAGTATCGTGACTTGTTGGGACACAATGTGTTTTTGATTATTTCCTTATATTTATACATAAAATAAATAATCAAAGAATAACTTTATGGATAAACGAAAATTAAAAAATAGCAGTTGGGATAATTTAATAAAAGGGCCAGATGTGATGAAGAAAATCTCAATTAGTAATCAGTTATATAATACTTGTTTGAATTGCAATGAGAAAATCAAAGTATATCCATCAACACAATCCATAAGAAAATTTTGCAATCAAGATTGTAAAAATAAAGGACAATCCAAAGGATTAACCGCACCAATGCGAAAAGGAACAGGTGTTGATATAGTGACAAAGAATCTTAAAGGAAAATATTATAAATATAGAAAAAAAGATAAAGTATTAGATTATTCGGTAAGTGAGTTTATAGATAGAATATATAATGGTCATTGTGAGTATTGTGGTAGTACTGAACATCAAACACTTGGACTTGATAGAATTGACAATGATATGCCACATTTATTAAATAATACTAATGTTTGTTGTGAATTATGTAATACAACACGAGGTCATAGATTTGATGTAATTCAAATGAAAAGAATTGGGAAACTCATAAAATCTTTTAATATGAATGGTTGGCGGGTTATGAATGAAAAATCTTTATTAAAAATGAAAGAATCAATAAATAATAAAATACTAGATTAGAAGTTAAACCAGAAGTAGTAAAAACTTTGAATAAATTTTTTGGATAATTATGAGTAATACGACAAAAGAAACCGCTACTTTGTTTTCACACATCAAACAAATAACTGGTGTACAGGACCCCAAATATTGGGATAATTTGGATGATGCATCTAAACGAACGTGGAGTAACTATATGGTGCATAGATTTTTATCAATGGAACCTGATTGGTTAGAAACTATATCAGATTTACAACCTTACACGGAAATATTAGAACCAAGAGAACTTTATCTTGTATATATTGGTATTCTGCCGAAATCAAGAAAGTTCTTAAAGTATGTTAAGGGTAAGAAAGAAGATAAGCATGAAAAGTGGTTGGTGGAATTAATAAAACAGGATTATCAGTGTTCACTAAAGGAATCCACGGATTATTTGGATATTTTATATGCTACCAAAAAAGGAAAGGAACATATAAAGTATATTTGTGAAAAATATGGCACGGATCCCAAAGTTATTGTTAAACTTCGACTTGGTAAATAATCAAAATAAACAGGACAGGGGCCAAAATTTTTGTTAAATTTTAAGATTTATAATTAGGATACTCCGATTTGATTTTGTATATTTACTACATAGTAACTAATAAAAGCTAAATGAATAAGTTATGCGTATATTAAAAATATTATCTAATAGGTATTTTGCACAGGAATTAGAAGATGATGATGTCAAAAAATTCAAGGTGATGATTAAACACATCAACGGAAAGGATACCGAGTTTTCCGTTACTTCCGATGGGATGGAATTTATTATATCAAATGATAAGACACATTATGATTTACTCATCAACGATACTGGTATTCAGTTGGTAAATACAAAAGATATAATTGATATCCACGTTTCGGATAGAATTAAACAAAAAGTACTGAATCGTGTTCAGAGCAACATAAACAAAGAAAGACGTGCACGGATACAGAAGATACTATCACGTAAAGAAAACACCTTGGATAACATATTATCCAAAATGAACTAAAAGAAAACACATTGGATAACATATTATCTAAAATGAACCGACCTCTACTTTGTAGGGGTAGTCTTGTATCCGATATTCTCGCGTAAGTATGTTAAACTTTAACATATTAAATTAGGAATTGTAAAATTTATTTTGTAGATTAGTGAGATAATAAGAAAAAAGATATAAATTATGACACAGAATGATTTGATTGAAATAGGATTTAAATTATGTGGGGTAGAAGATGACGACCCATATTACAAATTAACATACAGGCCTCCTTTTAACTTTTGCATAAGTAGTTTAAGCGGTGTATTAGAAGAGGGTAGTTTTTGGCTTTATGGAAACGACAAACGCTACTCGGATAAAAACGAATTAAAAGAAGTGATAAATATATTGGGTAATGAGTTTTATAATTTTACCTAACACATTGAATGAATTATTATACTAATTTAAAAAATATAAAAATGGATATAGAACAAATGACCGATAAGGAAAAAACGGAATTACATATAGATTATGTCAATGAGAGTTATTTAGTTTTTACTGGTAGGTTGAAAACACTGGAGATAAATAAATATGATGATGGTGATGTAGAATTAAATTTGGATGATGGTAGGGAACGAATTACATATGTATTTAACAAAAATCAAATAGAATTCCTATCGAAATGGTTGGGTAATTCCCATTAACGATTGTGTAACCACAATTCATCATAACCTACTCTTAAACTTTAACATATTAAATTAGGAATTGTAAAATCATTTTTGTACTTTAGTAGGGTAATAAGAAAAGAGATAGAAATTATGAGAAATTATTTTGAAGAAATAAAGAAATTTTATGGGTATGTATGGGAGTTCTATAACTTAGAAAGTGGTATATATCCAATCGCTACCGATGAAAAAATTCAAGAATCGGTAAATATATATTTGGAATCAAAACCCTTGGGTGAGATTCATTTCGATTCATTCGATAGGGAATCGGTTCGTATGATAATAGAACCGAGTTATTCAATGTTCTTATCTTAAACATAAAATTACAAAATCATGACACAGATCGATGCAATGAATTTTTACATAGTAGGAATGTCCTACTTTATTTTAATGGTGTTAGCATACGTAGTATACAACTATATTAGTGCAGTAATTAACGAACGTAGAACTTTTAAAAATAGAAAACCATGAAACAACAATCACAATCAGAAACACTAGAATATTGGTTTACAATTGGAATGGGTAAGGGATTATCATTTGAAGATGCTGTGTTGTACGCAGAAAAAAATGTTAAAATTTAACATTTTATATTAGGAATTGTAAAATCAATTTCGTACTTTAGTACGGTAATAAGACAGGGATAGAAATTATGAAAACTGTAAAAGAAATCAGAAATACACACGCTGACAGATTTGATATGGGTAATACTAGTAGTAGTTTTTACGAGTTAATCGACAAATTGGAGGAACATGCTAAACTCAAAGACCCACGATTGGGGAGGTGGGATATAGATACCTATTATAATATTGCGTTCGCTTGGATGGGAAAGGACAAGGAACTGAAACAGAAAGTCGATAGTCTTGATTTTGGAAAGTAATCCCAAATCGGCGATTTAATCACGGAATTTAGTAAATGAATAATTAATAATTAAGCAAAATAGTTTTAAAAGAACCGTAACACGGTTAAACTTTGAATTATGACAGAAGAAAATAAAAATACAGAACAATGAAAATAAGCAAAGCACTTAAAAAAACATTTAACGCTAATGTTAAAATACTTACTAAAAATGCTATTAAAACCATAAAGTTAGCGTGTAATGATGGAAGTTACACTGCGGAAGTGGAATTTCTTGAAGATGACTTAAAAATCAGACCAACCTTTAAGATTAACCAACAGCTTGTAAGTAACCTACAAAAATTAGGCTATAGAATAGGAAGCCATAACAAATCCTTGCAAGGATTTGTTAATGTTTTTTGGGATGAACCAGATCTTAATAAAGAAGATTTTACAAACTCTTAATTGGATATAACGGACGTCAATATGAAGTGGTTGTTTTTCACAACTGATTTATATCGTGTGTTGTACACATTCCGGATTTAGTAAAAGGACAAATTTACAATAACATTTTAGATAAAGATATTCCTTTAATGTTTGCAGGTAAAAAACACACAAAAAACGAAATGGGATATTTTTCTACCTTAGCACAGTTTATTCCTGTAAAAACAGAAAAAAATAAAAATTGGTTTAATTCTATCGAAGTTTATAACAAAAACTTTGATAACGATAACGGAAATAAATACATAACTCAATAATGGAACTATCAGAAATAGTAGAGCAAATATTAAAAATTACAAATGAATCTCCTCATAGCCACTTAGATATGGATAGCACAGAATCTGGCGAAATATGGAAAATTTTAAATAAAGAACTGATCCAGACCGGGAAGTTTACCGTTGGTGATACAGCACCAACGTCAAAGTTTACCGTTGGTGATACAGCACCAACGTCAAAGTTTGCCGTTGGTGCTGAAGTTGAAATACATGAATGTATTCACGGACACGAATTTGAATTTGGTGAAAAAGTTATTTTAATAGAAAGGGATGAGGATATGTGGTGTTCTATAAATGAGAAAGGTGTACGGTGGTTTATAGGCGAAGATGAGGCAAATGTTTGCTGACCCCTGGGTATGTTCAGAAAATTTAACGATTAAATAAAATTAAATTATGAATATAAGAAAAGTTAAACAATTGATTAAAATTGCAAGAGAATATAAAATGTATCCATTGGTAAAATATTATGAATTGAAAATAGAACTCATCCGAATTACCGATGAGTTGATTGAATGCAAAAAAACTAAAGTTGGAACATACCAAGATTCTGCAGAAGGATATTTTACAAAATATTAAATTAGGAAAATCCTTAACATTTATTATTTGGTAATATCAATTAAATTTTATAAATTAGTAAGGTAATAAAAAGTAGTAATTATGAACACATTATATTTAATAAGAGGACTTCCGGGAACCGGTAAATCTACATTAGCAAAAACACTGGTCGGCGAGGATGGTAGAAACTATGAGGCCGACATGTATTTTATTGATGAAAAAACAGGTGAATATAAATTTGATGTTAATAAGTTAGGGGCCGCACATAAATGGTGTGAATACATTACAGGATATACGATGAGTTTCGGTGTACGTGATGTGGTTGTATCGAACACACTTACTACGGAAAAAGAAATGAAACCATATTTGGAATTGGCGAAATCTTATGGATATAAAGTTGTATCTTTAGTAGTTGAAAACATTCACAATGGTAAATCCATCCATAACGTACCCGATGAAACTATCGAAAAAATGAGGAAACGATTTACAATCCGAATATAATTATGAATAAATATAGAATAATTAGAACCGATGAATACGATAAACATGGATTTAATAAAGGATCCATATTTAGGATTCAACGAAAATTCATACTATTTGGATTTGAGTTTTGGATTTACGTTATAGATAAAACTACTAATATACTATTCGAACCAATTACACCAAAAATCTATTTTACTACATTACATCTAGCACAAGATTTCATAGAAACGGTATTGGTACAAAATAAACCGTATAATACATCAACCAACGAAATTATAGAATCATAATGGATTCATATATAGAGAATGAAATAATATTAGATATAACAATAGATGGATATAAATAAACTTAGGGCACTCAATGTTAGCATGATGATAATTTTCCTTGTGGCTAAATTAACAACCACGCGGCATTTCGGTTGGGATTTCTCATTGGATATATTAATTATTTGTATGGTCGGTATATTAATAGAAAATTATTTACAAGAATTAGGAGATGAGTAAAGATTATAAAGTAATCGAGGTTGATTTTATAAAAATAAATAAAAATCAAGAAGATGGATAGTGATAAAGAAAAAATGATGGAGGATTTGGTTGAACTTCTCAACGGTTATATGGAAAAATCGGTGCAATTGGATAATCAATACGTTGTTGGGTATTACAGAGTTAAGGATGATGAATTATTAGGCTACCACCAATCTTCTTTTTGTGAAATTACCAACGAGATATTGCGGGGAAAACGATATACTGCTGATAACCCATATGCACAAATACAAACAATCAGTGATAATTTAAAGTACATATTGGAATGCACGGAATCGAATCCTGGATTTATGTCCATGGGTAATGTAATACGTAAAAAATATTTTGATGGGTACACACATGAAGAACTGTATCTTCAAGTGGTTCACCTTACAGATGGTACACCGACACATCCAATAAAATTTACATATAAAAGTTAGGATATGTGGATTATTATTCGTACATTAGTATTCTAATAAAAAGGTAATGGACATTAAACAAATTATAGGATTCGCGAATAAGTATTATACTCTATGGGATTATTCTACGGAGAAAAATTATGTTACTAATTCAAGTGGTAATTCACAGGTATCATCAGTTTATCATAAATTTCAATATCTTAAAAACATTTCATTTGATCTTGATAAAGTTAAATCTTTATATCCGAACGTTGAAATCGATGATAGTTTACGTGGTATGAGTTCATCATTCATTCGAACTGAAAAAATAAATGTTCCCGAAAATGTTATTCCATTTGGTAAATATTATGGATCCATTATCGATGATATCCTAAAATCAGATTTTAAATATTGTTTATGGTTGGTTGATAACTCAAATCATGAGTGTGTCGGGTATATAAAGAATAATCCAATTTATATTTCTTACATAGAATCTCTTCTTTCCGCGGATCGGGAAATCTTAAATAATTCAAATCTACTTAAAGTTGGGGATGTTGTAGATGTGGAGTTTCTTACAAATGGTTATAATTCGAATGAAGATTATACCGAATGTTTTACCGCCGGCCGGTATGGTGATATTCGGTTATCCATTAGGTGTAATGGGGTTAGAAGGGTAGATGGAATGTATCCATATTTAATGCCAATGGTTGATGGTAAAGCACAGAGAACAAAAAATAAAACAATCAAAGTAACTATTTCAGAAAACAGTAGAACCTACATCAGTGATGGGGAGGTTGTACAGGATATAGCAATATTATAAAATGGTAAACAACAAAGAACAAATTATAAAATTATTGGAGTTTGAAACTAAAGATGATTTTTACTATCTTCAAGTTCTTCAACGAAAAAAAGAAAATCCTGAAATCGGCAGTAAATCATATTTGGTAAAATCATATCAGATTACATCAATTAAAAATATGGAACGAAAGATGTCTGAAATTATAAATCTATGTGAATTTCATAATGCAAGGGCATACATTAATTTAAATCGTAGAAGTTTTAGAAAAGTTGCATTTGAACTAAATCTTAAAATTGCAAATCAATTTAAGAACCAGGATTATTTATCGGTACGTAAATCATATGATTCGGTATGTGGTACATCCGAGGGTATGAATCAAAAAAACAGAAGATGGGTGGTTGATATAGATACTCATGATGTTGAAACAATCAAAGAAATATCAGAATTTATTAATTCAATTCAACCAGTATCAAGGGATGGTGATGCGACAAGAATCATTTGTTCATTAAAAACCCTAAACGGTATTCACTTGATTACCAACTCATTCCGGCTAGATACATTCAAACAGAAGTATCCGGATGTAGACGTTCAACGTAATAATCCCACTTTGTTATACATAAGTTAGTAAATTTAAAAATAATTCACATATTAGAGTATGAAAATAATTAAAGATAAAACGCATAATGTATGGTTCTTTTCAGATCCCCATTATTCTCACAAGAACATCGTGGCAGGTGTAACCGAATGGGATAAAAGTAGAGCAAATAATAGTACACGGAAGTTTGATACTATTAAACAAATGAATAGGACAATTGTTGACAACATCAATGAAGTTGTTATGCAAAAGGATACCTTAATTTGTTTGGGTGATTGGTCATTCGGTGGGATAGAGGAAATATGGAATTTTAGACAACAGATAATCTGCGAGAAAATTATATTGGTACTTGGTAATCATGATCATCATATCAGAGATAACAAAGTTCTACCCAACGTACACCAACATAGAGATTATGAAGGAGTACTCATCAATGGAAAAAATACAAATAGCTATGGTGATTCTCGGGATGATATGTTCGGTGTACATGCACATGACCTATTCGAATGGGTCGGGGATTACTTGGATTTGACCATCGTGGATAACACGGGTTCTAATTTAGTATCAAAGAACAGAATAAGTATGGTCTGTACACATTATCCAATGGCAAGTTGGGATAGATTGGGTAAGGGAAATATCCACCTACATGGACATATCCACACATCAAAACAATTCATAATTCCTAAGATTGGAAAAATGATGGATGTTGGTATGGATGGAAACGATATGAAACCTTGGTCACTCGATGACGTCGTAAAACTAATGGGGAGACAAAAAATAGGTGGATTACTACAACATGGAGGTGATCACCACATTGACAAAGATACTCATTAAATTATTTATTGTGAAAAAAACATGGAACGTAATAAATATTTTAATGGATTATCTTTACTAAAACTTAATAAATAATAATCATGAAACCAAAAAAATTCAAAGAAGCAACAGTAGAACTAAAAAAACCAGACTCGATGACGGATGATGAATGTGGTAGTTTATTTATACATCAATCCAAAACTGGAGAATGTATTTCATTATGGAATACAACGTTTTGGGAACGATTAAAGTTTCTTTTTCATGGTAATCTATGGATAGGTGTGTTAAGTGGTAAAACTCAACCACCTATATGGTTGGACATGACAGAAACTGTATTTATAGATGAAAAATAATATGTGTAGTGATATAGAAATATTTGGAAAGTGGGCAGAACTAGAAGCTTTAAAGATTATTTCACAGAACTTATCTATTACTGAAATGAATCCTAGTGTTTGTAAGTATTCACCCATCGATGCGATTGTATTACAAGATAACAAATTGTACCCCATACAGATAAAAACACGATCACCCCGAGCACTGTACCGTGATATATCTTTGCCATTAAAACAATGGAAAAATTATCAAGATATTGCAGAAAAGAATACCACATATGAGTGCTTCTTAATATGTGATATGTATAACCCGCAACATGATATCGATTATAAGATGTACTCGTTCGATGTTGGTACGGTCAAATACACAAATGGAGGTTTCAGTAGTAAGGACGGACGGGAATGTGTATTCATTAAGTTAAGGGACATGAAGGAGTACAATTGTTTTACAAGTGAGTTCCAACAAGAACTGGAACTAAAACATATAGAATTAATACGGCCAGGTATACCTCGGAGAAATTTACAATTTTATAAAAATAAATTCCAATAACATGAAACAATACATAAATATTTTTCTTACCGTCTGTTCTATACTTTCACTTCTATTATCGGTAATCGAAACCTTTGCAGGTAGAATAGATGAATCTATATTATTTTTAATATGGTCGATTTATTTAAGATAGCTATCCCAAAATTAGGATAATCTAAATAAAAGTTGTATATTAGTACAATAATAAAAATTATCCCTAAAAAATGTATTACGGATGTGATGATGATGGAATATACACATCACGTGGAAGTACGTAAAAAAGATAATGAAGGATTAGCAAATCCCGACGTGGTGAAGGTTCGAATCTTCATCGGCCACACTACAGTCAATGGTAGGAAAGAGGTGTTCAATGGAGTAATCGCGGGAATGAAACGGTTTATAATAGAACCACCACAGGGATTGGATAATTCAATACTAAAGGGTATGGTTTCACAAGAACAGCACGGGTACTTTACGGTGTCTCATTTGAATAAATTACTTAGAATTAGTAATCAGTATGATATTAATTTATGTATCCCTAAGATTTGGAAAACCTTAATTACCGAATACACAAGTTTATAAGAATGGATTTAAAAAAATTAGAACAATATTATAACGATGGGTGGTTGATAAAACAAACACACCCCACTCTTCCGTTGACTATTTGGAACTATTCTCAAACCACGCAATTCGAACGAAACTGGGATGAGGTAACACTCGCGTGCAGGGGACTAGTAACAGATGATAATACTGGAAACGTGGTAGCAAGACCTTTTAGGAAATTCTTTAACATAGAGGAATCTAAACATACACCTACAAAAGAATATTCAGTATTTTCAAAAATGGATGGTTCGTTGGGTATTTGTTTTTTCTATAATAATGAATGGATATTTGCATCCAGGGGTTCATTTACTTCCGATCAAGCAATAAAGGGAAAGGAATTATTAAACAAATATGATATGGAGTTGTTATCTACTGGATATACTTACTTATTTGAGATAATATTCGAATCGAACCGAATCGTGGTGTCATATGATTATGAAGATGTCGTCTTACTTGGATGTATAGAAATTACCGATGGAACTGAAATTGATATTCATACTAATTATTATAAGGATAACTTTAACGTAGTTAAAAAATTAAGTACTAACTTAGATTTTGTTTCACTCAAAAATTTAGATTTACCGAATGAAGAGGGATTTGTAATTCATTTTTCCAATGGTCATAGGGTAAAAATAAAATTTGAAGAATATTGCAGGTTGCACAGGATCATGACTGAAGCATCAACCACTGCAATATGGGATATTTTGAGAAATGACGATTCAATGGAAGAATTTCTAAAGGAAGTTCCGGATGAATTTTATGTAAAAATCAAAGACTTCAAAGATTCATTGGAAGATGAATATTGGGAAATCGCTGATAGGGTTAAAGGGATGTTCTCTATAATCTATAAAGATGGAATGACTCCAAGGGATTTTTCAAAAGAAGTTAGATATATCCCACAACCATATGTTACTTTATTATGGTGCCAGTTCAATATGAAAATGAGTGGATATTCGGAATGTATCTGGAGTAGTATTAAACCTGAATATAGAAAATTATAAATTATGGCAGTGATCAGTATAGATTATAATGAACCGAACGTAAATGAATATCTGGCCGTAAAATTATCCAATCCAGAAGGATCAGCTGGTAGTTGGAATTCTGGTGATTTCGTAAAGGATTGGTATGATTGCATGAAGTTTATACTTACGGGCAAAATAGGTGAATATTTTTTTGTAATTCATTCGTCTAGTGTAGATCATTTTATAATGGATGATATATCTGATAAATACGAAAGCTGTTGGTTGGTGACAAGTAAAGATCCCGTAGAATTTGTGAAGAAACATTCAGGAGAAGGAATCGAGTTCTTCGTTAATAAAGGATGGAGCGGAACTTGGGAAGAATTTAAAGATAAATACGAAAACTAAGAATATGAAAGCACAACAAGCACAAGATATAACAAATACCATCAATGACCGTTTAGATACTGATAATTATAAACATATTATTGAAAAAATAACAAGTTCTGCTAGTTCGGGTAATTATACCGTGGGTATCACGAGTATACGAGAAAATACAATAGCAGCATTAAAGAAAGATGGATATAAAGTAATAGTGGATCCGGATCCTCGGGACTATGGTTATACGATATCATGGAAATAAATCTTAAATTTTAACAGTTAGAATTTGGTAGTTCAGTTAATTATTTGTATATTAGAGTATTGATAAAAAATGGGTTATGTGAATATCCCGAAAATAAAGATTAATTATGAAAACTAGATTAAAATATTTGTTAATATCGATTGTATCCTTCATAGGAGCCATTGCCATTTCTTCATATCAACTAATTACAGATACACCATTTGATTCGGTATATTATTTACAAGTAGTTCTATTGGTTATAGGTTGGATATTCTTAATTAAAATGAAACCAATAAAATCGATAAAGTAAAAAAAGAAATAACACGTAGAAAATGAATGAACTATATGTAGAATCGATACACCGTAATGCAATACAGGGTGATACCTCTTTTACGGAAACGGGATTTTGGGGAAGTACTCCATCATACTCACAAGCGGAAGTCCGAAAGATTTGGTTCGATGGTATCAAATCAGGTATACGGACTGGGTTACATAAAGCCAGTTTACCCAGCCAGAAAATAGAACTCACATCAAGTATAAAGAATAATAATCAACGTGAATTTATAGAGAAATTCTACGAATTATGTGAAAATCACAATTGTGCGATAGTATTCCATCCAGAACATGGTATGGTTATATCGGATTTGAACAAAAATATATAGAAAATGGAAAGAAAACTTGCAACATTAAGAATAGTATCAAAGTTAGAACCAATTGAGGGAGCTGATAGGATTGAACTTGCAACCGTAGATGGTTGGAAAGTTGTAGTTGCAAAGGATGTAGGTCATAAAGTAGGTGATATGGTTGTTTATTGTGAAATAGATTCATTTCTGCCGATTAGACCAGAATATGAGTTTCTACGTAAAACCTCATTCAAAAAAATGGGGGATTTCGAAGGATTCAGATTAAAAACTACAAAGTTCCGCGGCACAATCTCCAATGGATTGATATTACCATTGCATGCATTAGAGAATGATAATAAAATGAAAATCGGAGTTTCAAGACAACCACATGGTGATCAATTACAATTGGGGCCGTATGATGATGCATTTATAATAGAAGTGGGGGCTGATGTAACAGAGTTATTAGGTATCGTTAAATACGACCCACCGATGCCTGCATGCCTAAATGCGGTTGCAAAGGGGTATTTTCCTGGGTTCATCCCAAAAAGTGATGAAATCAGATGCCAAAATTTTACTGCATCCGAATACGAATCATTGAGGGAAAAGGAATATTATGTTGCGGAAAAGTTGGATGGAAGTTCAGTAACCTTTTTCTTGCATGATAACGAATTCGGTGTATGTTCACGAAATTTAGAATTAATAGAGGATGATACTAATTCAATTTGGAAAGTTGCAAGGGAACTGAAAATTGAAGAAAAATTAAGAGGATGTGGTATACCCGGAATCATGATACAGGGTGAAATAATCGGTGAGGGAATCCAGAAAAATTCATATAAGATAAAGGGGCAGACTGTTAAGTTCTTCACCGCGTATAACATTGGGAATCGTTCTCGTTATAAATTCAATAGATTTGAAGAAATTATCAGAGATTTGGGATTAGAAACTGTACCCATATTATCACAAAATATAAAATTACCTGATAATATTGAGGATTTGGTTAAAAGTGCAGACGGTAAATCAATATTGAATAAAAATACAAACCGTGAGGGATTGGTATATCGTAGTTTAGATGGTGAAATTTCATTTAAATGCATAGGAAATGAATTTTTAATTAAAGAAACGGATTAAATTATGATGGATACATACATTTATAACGACACACGTAGGTCCGTGGAAAAAAAAATGCAAGAAACTATATAAAAAAGGATTCTTCGATAGATTTTGGAATAAAGAAGTTGATCCTATAATGAAAATGAGGTTTAGTAAAATACAAGATTGGTTAAATGAGTAGAAGAGAAATAAAACTAACATATGAAAGAATGGGCCACGTAAGGGAAATGTTGGCTCGGTGCTTACATACTGGAACTACCGAATTCCTATTACGTATATATGAAACCGGATGTTACACAAGTGATGATCGAAGCCGATTAAATATAATCGTGGAGAAATTTAATAAAGAGAATGATTAAGATGGAAGAAGAAACTAAATTATTAATAGAACAATGTTATGTATTAGCAGAGGATTTCGAAGATTTTTATGGAATGATTAAAAACCTATTAAAATGAGTAAACTTTAACAAAAATTTAACAAAATATACACACTATATTTGGAACACCAACATATTTATATGTATGGTAATATACAAGACAACAAATTTAATCAATGGCAAAATCTACGTTGGTAAGGATACAAAAAACAAACCAAGTTATATTGGTTCTGGAAAGATATTAAAACAGGCCATAAAAAAACACGGTAAAGAAAACTTTAAGAAAGAAATACTGGAATATTGTAATGATATGGTAGAATTGGAACAACGTGAGATATACTGGATATCCAAATTGAATTCAATATCCAATGGATACAATATAACAGAGGGAGGGACAGGTGGTGATACGTGGACTAATAATGATATATCTACACATTGGAATACCGGAAAGACTCCGTGGAACAAAGGTATTCCAATATCAGATGAAATGAAATCTCGGATCAGTGAAACTAAAAAAGGAAACTCAAAGTCCAATTCGGGATCATATAAAAAAGGCAAGGAAAATCGTCATTTCGGAAAAAAACAAAAAGATAGTACTGTAAATAAACGTGTTAACACTAGAAGAAAAAATGGGTCGTATGTGGGTATAGGTATATTCAAACCAAAAGGAGTAAGACACATTACAGATAATATAGAATTCAATTCAATAAAAGAAGCAGCAGAACATTACGGTATCACTAGAGATAGAGTGGGATATAGTTGTAGAACAGAATGGAAAAATGGTAAATTCAGATTTATATGATCGAAGAAATAAAAAAAAGAAATAAAGTAGTTAGTTTTTCACAATATACAATGTTTAGTTCTTGTAAGAAAAAATATAAGTTAAGGTATATTGATAAATTAGCTAAAGGTAGTGGTAATGTGCATAGTGTTTTCGGAACTGCTATACACGAAACTATACAAAGTTTCCTAAAGGTAATGTACGGTGAAAGTAAGAAAGCCGCTTTGAATATCAATCTGGATTCTTTATTGTATGAGAATTTAATAATAGCATTTCAAACCGACCAAAAAAAAATGGATGGTGCACTGCCGTGTACCAAGGAAGAACTTATAGAATTCTACGAGGACGGTCAAAATATACTACAGTATTTTACAGGTAAATTAAATAAGTTCTACCCGAAACAGGGATATGAATTAGTTGCCATAGAATATAGAATCGAGGAAGAATTAAAACCTGGAGTTATATTCTGGGGATTCATAGATGTGGTATTACGTGATAATATTTCAGGCAAGATAATAGTAATCGATTTAAAAACATCCACCAAAGGCTGGGGTTCATATAAGAAGAACGATAAAATCGGTACATCACAAGTACTGTTATACAAAAAACTATATTCTGAAAAGGAGGATATTCCACTTAATGATATAAGTGTGGAGTATCAGATTATGAAACGTAAGTTACCTCAAAATTCAGAATGGCCGATTCCAAGAATTTCCAAGTTCGTACCCGCTAACGGAAAACCATCGGTAAACAAAGCATGGAATTCATTTATGGAATTCGTAGATTATGTATTCGATGGAGAAGGTAACTACCGTACAGAAAATTTATTTGAAGCAAGCCCTTCCAAACTTTGTGATTGGTGTTTTTTCAAAACTTCTGGACATTGTGATTCATGGAGATAATCGATCAAATAAAAATATATGGATATAATAGAACTAGAAAAAAAAAGAATGGAACGGTCATTAAAAACATTCCCCCATGCTACCCCACGTGGTTCATTGGAAAGGGCTAAAGAAGAGATTAAGGAAATTCAAGAATATATTGACAATGGGGTAAAAGACCCATATGAATATCTCGATGCAATTATGTGTATATTTGATGTCGCAGGCAGGATGGGTATTAGTGCCAGAGAAGTAATGATTGCGTATGAACTGAAACTCGATATCAACACAAAACGTACTTGGAACAGGAATCCAGACAACAGTTATTCCCACAAAAAATAAACTTCATAATTTATTTACGTTTTTCTAAAACGTATATATGTATATACGACCAATATATAAGTATATATTAATTATGAAAAAATGACATGGCAAAAACAGAAACAAAATTAACTTCTGTAAAGATTATTAAGGACATTTACAGTAGGTTTAAGAAATTATCTTTTGAAAGTAATTTGACATTACAAAAACTAGTCAACCGCTCGTTGACAAAATATGTAGAAGATGAAACCTTCCGAGTAGAAATAAAGGAATATACGGAACTAGAAACTTCTGGTTCACAATTTTAAAAAACAAATGAAGTTACGTAATTTACTACCAAAATCCTTATTAAAAGAGGGTGTAAAACATAAGTTTGGATATATAGCGTTATTTTTCACATTTACCGAAATGAAAAAAATACATTCGGTAATTGATTCTAATGATATATTCATAGATGATGATGATGATGATTCATTTGGATTAGAAACAGAACCGCATACAACTCTTTTATATGGGATACACGAGGAAGTTTCCGTGCAAGATGTAGAGGATATTCTAAATAAATACACATACTATACGTGTGAAGTAAGTAACCCATCATTATTTGAAAGTGATAAATACGATGTATTAAAATTTGATGTTACAGGAGACAACCTCCATGAAACAAACGGTGATTTAAAATCATTACCACATACATCAAGTTATCCGAAATACCATCCACACTTAACGATTGGATATGTAAATCCAGGTAAAGGAAAGAAATACGTAGATAAATTGAACAAAATTGGACAAAACTCATTTTGGTTAACACCACAGTACGTTGTGTTTTCACGAGCAAACGGTAAAAAAACAAAAATTAAAATAAGAATAGATTGATATGGCACTAAATAAAGTAAATTAAAATGAATAAAGACAATTTTGGTAGTAATGGTAAAAAATGTATTTTGTTGCTGAGTGATGATTTAAGAATGGCAAGTGGTATAGCTACGATGTCGAAGGAATTCGTACTAGGTACACTTGATAAATATAACTGGGTTCAGTTGGGTGCAGCGATTGACCATCCCGACCAAGGGAAGGAGTTGGATATGAATGATGATGTTAGGAAATCAACAGGAATTAAGGATGCAGAACTTAGATTGATCCCATGGAGTGGATATGGTGATGCAAATATCCTACGCCAACTTATAATGAAATACAGACCAGATGCAATACTACACTTTACTGATCCGAGGTATTTTTATTGGTTATACGAAATTGAGGCTGAAATTAGGGAGAACATTCCAATACTATACTATACTATTTGGGATAATGTGGGAACACCGGAAACCGATTGGGCAGGTGATCCTGATTACAATTCAGAGTATTACTCATCATGTGATGGGTTATTCTGTATCTCCCGACAGACGTATGGAATGGTTAATCGGGTAATATCAAAAAAATATGGAGATGAGTTAGAAATTGTTAATAACTAATTGAACTTATTTGAATGTTTTTTAGGTTTTTTTGATTGTTTTTTTGTTTTTCTTATATTCATATGTATGAAGCATTATGTATATAGATTAGAAGATCCGATAACTAATGAATTTTACATTGGAAGTAGAAGCTGTAAATGTGATATAAAAGATGATCCTTATATGGGTAGCTATTATACTTGGAAGCCAGAAGACAAATCAATCTTGGTAAAAACAATATTAAAATCAAATTTTAGAAAACGAGAAACTTGCATAAAATACGAAGCTAAAATTATTAAAGAAAATATTGATACTAAATTAAACAGGAATTATCACATTCCGAAAGCTGGATTTCATACTATGGGAAAATCATGTAGTGATGAAACCCGTAAAAAGTTAAGTAATATAATATTAAATAATTTAGAAGAACACCGAGCACGGGTAAAAAAGTACCATGCTGATGTTAGAGGTGAAATGAACCCCTTTTACGGAAAACATCATACGGATAAAACTAAATTAAATCATAGTAAATTTATGAAATCACAACCATCTATTAAATGTCCTTATTGTGATAAAGTTGGAGGGAATGGTATAATGCAACGTTGGCACTTTGATAATTGCAAATTAAAAAATAAAAATGACTAGATACACAGTAAATATAAAAGAAGAAGCATATTCAAAGATAAGGGAATATTGTAAAGAAAATGCATTAAAAATTAATGGTTGGGTAGAAAAAATACTAATGGATAAATTAGATGAAATTAACAAGAAAACATTATGAAAAACCTAAAAGGAGAAAAATCCAATTGTGTAATAACGTATTGCCCACATGGTATTAATGATAAAATTTTCAAACCCGTCAACGTGGAAGATGAATTCAGACAATCGCTTTTCGGCCAGAAAAATTATAAATTCGTATTGTTTTGGATGAACAGAAACATAAAACGTAAACAACCCAGCGATGTAATATGGGCGTACAAAAAATTCGTGGATAGTATCCCCACAGAAAACCGTAAGGAAGTATGTTTAATAATGCATACGAATCCAATCGATACCAATGGAACGGATCTAGTTGCGGTCAAGAAAAAGATTTGTCCTGATTACGAGGTTATCTTTTCAACAAATAGAATTGATCAATCTCAATTAAATAAACTTTACAACATATCCGATGTTACGATAAATATCGCTGGTAACGAGGGATTTGGATTAACAACCGCAGAATCACTGATGGCTGGAACTCCGATAATCGTAAACGTTACGGGAGGGTTACAGGATCAATGTGGTTTCCGAGTAGGTGGGAAAGAACTAACTACGGAAGATTACATTAAAATCGGATCACTACACGAGTACAAAAAGTGGGAGGATACGGTTACCCACGGTAAGTGGGTCAAACCCGTATGGCCACGAGTACAGACAATGGTAGGATCAGTATCGACCCCATATATTATAGATGATAAAGTGAATGTGGATGATGTCACGGATGCAATTAAGTACTGGTACGATATGACAAAAATGGAACGTACCGAATGTGGTACATCCGGTAGGGAATGGATGAATAAGAAAAATGGGTTGAATTTAAAGACCATGTGTGATACTATGACCAATGGTATTGAGGCGGCACTTAAAAACTTCAAGCCCAAACCTAGATATAACCTTTATAAAATTTAATAATATGAAAATAAATAAGAGATATTTTTATGTTGGGATTATATCGATTATGATAATATATTCATGTAAGAAATCATATGATTTGATATCCGAAGCGATTACAATAGAAGATTTAAAAAAAGAAAATATAACAGAAAATGAATAACAAACCATTACTAGTATTTCAAGCCCCGATTGCCACACGGTCGGGGTATGGGTGATCATTCAAGAGATTTATTAAGAAGTCTTTTTGAGATAGATAGATTCGATATAAAAGTAGTTCCGACAAAATGGGGGAATACACCACAAAATCAATTAACCGATGATACCGAATTCGGTAGAATGATTTTAAATAATATTATAACTACATTGGATAGGAAACCCGAAGTGTTTATACAAGTCAGTGTTGCAAACGAATTTAAACCAGTTGGTGTTTTTAATATCGGTATTACTGCGGGGGTAGAGACAACTGCGGCTCCCAAGGATTTTATTGAGGGGTGTAATCGAATGGATCTGGTAATCGTTCCATCCGAATTCACAAAACGAACATTACAGAACACAGGATACAACCAAATAGATAAACGAACGGGTAAAACGGTATCGGTGTTAAAATTAGAAAAACCGATAGAAGTTCTCCATGAGGGATTAAATTTAGAAGTTTTCAATAAAATAGAATGGGTATAATATGAAAGTAAGTAAAAAAAATAGTGATATATACCAACTATTAGATAATGATGGTATTCCCTCATGGAATTTTTTATTCGTAGGACATTGGCTACAAGGCAACGTTGGTGAGGACAGAAAGGATATTGGTATGATGATAAAGACATTCTGCTCAATATTCAAGGATTACCCAAAGGAAAAACAGCCTGGAATTATCATGAAAACATCGACTGCAGGATTCTCGATGATGGGCAGGGAGGATATTAGAATAAAGATAGATAATATCAAAAATCAATTTGGGGATAAGTGTCCACCAATATTCCTATTGTTCGGTGATTTGAGAGAAAGTGAAATGAACGAACTTTATAATCACCCCAAATGTAAAACAATGATTTCATTTACCAAGGGTGAGGGGTATGGTAGACCATTGCAAGAGTTCGCAATAACAGGAAAACCAATAATAGTATCCAAGTGGAGTGGTCAAATGGATTTCCTACCAGAAGAAAATGTAGTATTCCTAGAGGGTGATGTAAAACCTGTCCATGAATCCGCGGTAAATCAATTTTTACTAAAAGAATCAAGTTGGTTCACGGTAAATTACTCACAGGCAGCACAGAAGATGTACCATGTACATAAGAACTATGATGATTATTTAAAAAAATCATCACCGTTAACCAAGTACACCGAGGATAATTTTTCATTATCTAAGATGACCGATAAGTTAAAATCCATATTAGAGAAAAATGTACGGGCCACCGAGCACGTAGAATTAGTATTACCTAAAATTACTAAATTATGAGTCAGTGGAGAAGATATAAACGCAAGAGTATAAGTGAAATGAGAACCTATGAAGAGGGTGAGATATTGTCGGATAGAGTTTCCATATCTGCTTCTGATTTAGAAAATGGCAGCCCCAAAATTGGTGATATGATTGCTAGAAACCCCATGAACCATGAAGATATGTGGTTGGTCGCTAAAGAATACTTTGATGATAATTTAGAACCAATATAATGAGTTTCACAAATCAATATAGGCAAATTATGCAACCAGAGGCCCGAGTTGCAAGGACTGCTATCAAACCTAGAAATGTATATCGCGTGAGCACGTATACGGGTAGCAAACCCATCACAAAAACGGGTGATGAATCTAGGTGGATTTTTGTAATTGGTGTAGTGGGTGATAAAATACACTGTATTAGGTTAAATGAAATAAAACCCTTAGATTTCACTAATTTTATAAACAAAATTCGTGATAAACGTACACCCATAACTGATGATAAACTTCTAAGTTTGTTCCTAAAGAAATTTAGTACGAATGGATCTGATTTATTTGAACAACATATAAAGGGTGATTCAAAAATATATCCAGGTGGAAAATCTGCATATAGAATCTATATGTTGGAGAAAATTAGATATGTATTTGAAATCAGATTCGAAACAGGTTATTTACGTGAATTGTTCGGAGAAATAAATACACCAAATACATCACAACAGCAAAGAGTTGTACAGGAAAAAGAAATAGATGAAAAGGATGGATAAAATCGATAAGTTTAGGGGCGAGTATAATTGGTTAAGCAACTTCTATGATGTTAGGATTGAATTCGGTGAAAGGGTTTACAAATCAATAGAACACGCGTATCTAAGTGCTAAGTGTGATGATGAACAATGGAAACAATTATGTTCGGAAAACCAGCCCGCGGTAGAACTTAAAAAGATATCCAAGGGAATACCAATTGTAGCAAACTGGGAAGATCAGAAACTTAGTGTAATGAAGGTATTATTGGTAAAGAAATTCACACAAGAACCATTTAAATCCAAACTCATCAAAACATCGGGTAAGTATATAGAGGAAGGTAATACTTGGTATGATACCTTTTGGGGTGTCGATTTAAAATCAGGATTTGGAGAAAATCATTTAGGTAAAATTATAATGGATATCCGAGATATAATATTAAAAAAATAAATTATGACAATAAGTTATTGTATTACCGTGTGTAACGAGTTATTAGAAGTTACAAAACTGATAAATTTCTTACAACTACATATCAATCCAGATGATGAAATCGTGGTACAATATGATGAAACCGCAGTTACATCGGAAGTACTTGCTTATCTAAATATAGCAGATAAAATGGAGGCAAGATTGAAAGTAGTCGGATTTCCATTGAATAAAGATTTTGCATCATTTAAGAACAATCTCACAAAACACTCAACCAAGGATTATATATTATCGATCGATGCCGATGAAATTCCACACGAGAACTTGGTGGAACTATTGGGACAAGTACTGGATACAAATCCAGTTGATTTAGTTTTCGTACCAAGGATAAATACAGTCGATGGAATAACCGAACACCATGTAAAAAAATATGGTTGGAAAATTACAAAGATAGAATCGGATACTCTAATACATGAAAAGGTAATTGATATTGATAGTGCGGAATATCAATTACTGAAAAAATATGATTTGATAATCGAAGAAACCCATAGTGGATTGGTGAAATATTATAGACCCGTTAATCAATTTCCAGATTATCAAACAAGATTGTACAGGCGGACAGATGATATTGAGTGGCAAAACAAGGTGCATGAACGGATTACAGGATACAATAATTTTTCCAACTTCCCCGCAAAAGAAGAATGGTGTATTTATCATCACAAGTCCATAGACAGGCAAATTGTTCAGAACAATTTTTATGAAACAATATGAAACGTAAGTTTACAGCAATATACGCACATGATGGTGAAGAATGGTCGACCCCATATTCAATAATTCAGGAATTTGAAGCAAGGGGGTGGGAAACGGAGATAGTAAGTATAGGTTCTAATAAAACGGGTAGATACAATGATATTTCACTTCATGAGTGGATTCATTCAGATAAACAAACTGATATTGTAATGCTATTTGATTGGGGACGGTTCGATTCACCATTACTTGATAAGAATAAAAAGAATGCGTTTTGGGTACAGGAAAGTGGAGATGATCCACAAAACTTCGATAGGAACTTCCCCAAGTCCGACAGATTCCATGTAACCCTATCACCTGATTTCGAATCGACGGAAGAATATAAGAAACGTGGCATCGATGCGTATTGGTTTAATCATTTTGCAGATACCAGAGTTCAATTTCCAATAAAAAGTGAAGTAGATTACGTTGCATTAACAACGAGGGGAATCGGTGGTTCACAATTCTTGGATACCCTGACCAGACATGGGGATGGTGCGTTTGGTAATAGAAACGGATTAAATTCCGAAGAACATACCAAATTCCTCAATTCAGGATTAATGGTTGTACAAAATTCAAGGTGGGGAGAAATTACCCGCAGAATATTTGAAGGAATGGCGTGTGGAAAATTGGTACTCACAGATAGATTATCGGATTCCAAGAAACTACAAGAACTATTCATAGAAGGTCAGGAAATTGTATTCTATGATGATATAATAGATTGTATCCATAAGATGAACCACTTTTCGGAACAAGATAAAGTACGTGAGGGTATCGCAAAAAAAGGAATGAAAAAAGTATTAGAAAATCACACACAGATTCAGAGAGTTGATTTTATTATACAAAAATATAATGAATTTTTAACAAAAATAAATGAATAAATTACCACTTTCAATTGGCATCCTTGCGTGGAATAGTGGTCAAACGTTGGTAAACACCCTCCAGACTTACTTTGATCGACGTATGCTACATTATGTAAATGATGTAACCATTTTGTTCCAATCGGTGAATGAACAAGATAAGGAAATCGCACGACATTTTAATATCCCATATATTGGGTGTGAATCAAACATTGGTATTGGCCAAGCATTTATCAAATTGACCGAGAACTCACAGACAGAAAATGTAATGGTGTTGGAACATGATTGGAAGTTGATAGAGGATGAAACAATCACAATAGATAGATTAAATAGTGGTATAGAATTACTGAATAAAGGATTTTCGTGTGTTAAATATAGACACAGAAAACGTCCAGGCAAACCTTTATTTTCACAAATTCATGAGGGAAATGAATTGAATTATTATGATAGGGAGATAGAACAAAAATCCCCACATCTATTGGACTCCGTGCATTGGTGTAATCCGAATGAAAAGTTCCCCAATTATATTCAGAAGGAAGGTGAGTATTTTACAACTACTTCCCGTTGGGCAAATTGGACTAACAACCCGTGTATGTACAAGAAAGAATTTTATTTGGAAACAGTAACACCGTTCGCTGGTAACGGTATCGATCTAGAAGGTAATATTGGTAAGTGGTGGGCAAAACAAGAGTATAAGGTCGCACATGGCAACGGGCTTTTTACTCACTTGGATGAGGGAAAATATGGAATATAAAAAAGTAAAACCAATAGATTAAAATGAAAGATTTAATAATCTCAGCAATAGCAAACTATAGCAAAGAAAAAATCAAAATCTATGTTGAATCATTAGATAGAACTGGATTTTCGGGGGATAAGATAATGGTGTGTTACAATATACCACCTGATACCATTTCCTATCTAAAATCCTTTGGATGGGAGTGTTATGGTATGAAACTACAAGGTCATCCACATATGAGGCGATTACTTGATATGTGGTATATAATTCAGAACGATACTCGAAAATGGAATCATATAGTAACCACAGATGTCCGTGATGTAGCATGGCAAACAAATCCATCAAATTGGTTAGAAAATTATTTGGAATCGGAAATTATAGTAGCATCCGAGAGTATACATAATGAAGATGAGCCTTGGGCGAAGAAAAATCTACACGAGGGATACGGCCCGATATTTTGGGATTATATAAAATCGAACACGGTAGCTTGTGTAGGTGTTTTAGCTGGTAAGGGTCAATCTATGAAAGATTTACTAATGATTAACTGGTTGATATCACAGGCAGGAGATACCCAACACTTTACAGACCAGAGTGCATTGAACTTAATACTTCATAATTCTCTAATATCGGATAAGTTAAAACCAAATAGTGATTTTGCATTACAAGTGGATTCTTTAAAGAACCCTAATCGATTTGAAAAAACAGATGTTGTTATAAAAAACGATATGGTAATGAATGGGGATAATCCATATGTACTCGTTCATCAATATGATAGATTACCGAACTTGAATAAAATGTTTACAGAAAAACATAAATAAATGAAAATAATCATAACATCGTTTGTAATGCCACATGAGTTGGATGACTTGGAACGTGTTTTGATAGAGTTCAACAAATCATCAAAGTATGTAGATGGTAAGGATTATGGATTCAATATTTCCATGAACATTTCTGATTATTTAGTTGATTGGGATAATTCAATTGCACCACCAAAGTATTTCGAGGAAAAATTCTACAAACTTAAAAAACTAACTGAATGGTGTGGTGATTCTACATTCCAAATTCGTGATGATATACGAGGTGCACTACAAGCAAAGAGATATGCACACATGGAAACTCCAAATGCTACCCATTTTATATGGATGGACACGGATATTGTATTTGATGAAATGGCACTAGCATATATTGAAAACGGTATAAAATCAATAGAATCAAATGAAATATATAAGTACATCATAACACCTGAAATTGTTAGGTATTGGGATACTACTTGGGATTGTCTTGTCAATGAAAAATACATGGAAATGGAACTGGATTATTGTAAGATATGTAATCCATTCACGGATAGTGGTGTCAAGGGATCAGTGTCAGTCGAAAGTGTAAATAATAGAGTACATGGACAACCAAGATTTAAGTTCGGTGCGGGTTGGTTGACATTGATATCCAAACCGTTATTGGATAGAATACCGTTACCGGAATCCATGGGAGCATACGGCCCCGATGATACATTTTTGATGTGGGGTATGGAAAAGTTAAAATCCCAAGGAGAAAATATATTCCAGTTCAAACTTAAAAATTACATAGTTTGTGAGAATTTTAGGTACAGAAATCAATCAGAGTACGGGTATCTAATAAAAAGGATAGACCGCAAGGATGAGTTTCTACAAATATCCAATGATGCAATCAATTCAGAAATACAAAAATTATAGTTTATGTAAATCCGATCATAAATTAATAACATCCACCAATCACCTTTATTTATTATATATTCATATTTATATAGGTATAGTAGCATATACAGTTATAAAATCTATTTTTTTTAAAAAATAGTAAATAATATTTTATGAAAATAAAGATGTATACATAATGACGGATCTAGTAGTTTTTATTTTACCCTTTTTTACTGGATTAATTGGTATCGTAGTCGGACAATTTTTTAGAAAAAATAAAAAACCGATATCATGTAACATCAATTTAAATGAGTTAATAAAATCTATAGATTTATATAAACAATCAACAAATAAACTTCATAAAAAAACACTTAATCGTATAATTGAACTCGAATGTTTGAAACAATCCCCCAATATTGATGAACACGGATAACCTACTATCACTTATGCCATATATAGCACCCATAATCACTGCATTCGCGGGAATTCGTTGGGGTGGAGTTATATTGGATAAGTTAAACATAAAACAAAAACGGGGAGATGTCGAAAGTGATTCCCTACGAAACCTTAAAAGGAATCTTGAACTGTACCAGGAAATAGTTGATGATCTTAATCAAAAATACAAAGAAAGAATATTCGATTTCGAAGAGAACTTCAATCAGAGTTTAATTAGATTGAAGTTGGAGTTGGAAGATTTACGTTCGGTAAACGATGGACTTCAACAAATAATTATAGAACAAAGGGCTCTAATAGTAAGACAATCCAAGAGTATTAAATATTACGAAAGTAAGTGTAATCAAGAGTAATATTTACAAAATCAAAATTAAACTATATAGAATTAGTAAAATAGATTTAATTTTTGTATATTTGTCAAAGTTAATAATTAGTTATAGATATGATATCACGTTCATTATTTTACGAAAACAAAAAATTATTCGTATTTTCATCCGCAATGTTAAACGATATGAGTGATGTGTATAAAATGAAAGATACAACGAATAAATTAATCAAAATATCACATTCGACTGGAAAAGATATAATTTA